CCTTTCCACTTTCTCCATTGCTTACCATAGATTGGACCTAACTCACCCCACTTCTTAGCAAACTTATCATCTAATTTAATTGTATATATAAATTCTTCTTGAGTCAAAAGTCTTATTCCATCCCCTACAACAAGCAGTAGTCTGTCATAAATCATATCATCTAAATCCCCAATGCCAGATTTCAACCACATTTTATCAACAGTGTCAACATAGTTCTTATAAGCATCACCATTCCAAATATTACATCCATTATCAACCAAATACTTAATGTTTGTATCACCTCGAAGGAACCAAAGAAGTTCTGTTACGATTGTTTTGAATGGCATCTTCTTGGTTGTAAGTAAAGGGAAACCATCTTTCATATTGTGACGTATTTGTCTACCGAATGCTGAGATTGTTCCTGTACCTGTTCTGTCTTTTTTCTCTACTCCGTTGTCAAGAATGTCTTGTAGGAGTGCTTGGTAATCCAGATCTAGTTTACTTATAAGTCCCATATACTCTTTCTTTTTCGTTTTATTTTATTCAGTAGTAACTGGAGTATTGTTACTATCATTTGTATCTTCTTTCTCATCTGTTTCTGCTATATGTTGATACCACATTGGATTTGGTAGACCACTATAATGATCCCATAATTCATCTTCAATTAATTCCATCTTTTATTTCTGGACAAGTTAATACTCCGTATATTATAAAGATCCATGATGCAGCTATGAATGCACCTAGTGTATAAAGTCCCATATTAGTTAATTGGTTCTTGATATTCAAAGGTAAATCCTGCGGAGTGAACTCTAAAAACTCCATTACCATCAAATAGTTGCATGATTATTTTTTCTTGTTTCTCATTACGAGTTTGAATATATCTGTAAGTTGCTCCATCTTTAGCCTTACCAGGTAATATGTGACCGATTTTGGTGTATCTGTCAGCATGATTAACCAATCCTGTGTTAGTGTAGATAATAATATCTCCTTTTTCATTTCCACTGAATATGACAGTGATGTCTGTTTGTTGCCAAGGACTTACTAAGCCGTTGACTCTGTCTGTCTTGATTACGTGATCGTAACGCTTTACAAATGTTTGAGCACTTGTTGCTAAGGAAATAAGTAATGCTGTTGCTAATAATAATTTTTTCATTGTGTTTGTTTTTGATTTATAAAATAGTTTTAGGAGAACATCCTAGTAAGATTGTTAGTTCGAAAGCTTTCTTTCTTGAGGGTTTAATTTTATACTCTTTAATTACTTCTGAGATTATTTGTTTAAATTTTCCATCCTCTAATTCATAGTCTAGGAAAGGAATAATTTTTCTACCTTGCTCATCTAAAGTTGCATTCTCACATAGTAGATCAAAATCTGCTGAAGGTGTTGCTTGTTTAAACAGTCTTCTGTAGCATTCTAGTAATGCTAGTTCTTCTTTAGGTGTTGCTGTCATAACTTTTCTTTGTCTTGTTTTAGTCTTTTTATAAATGATTCTTCTCCATCATCTCCTGATAGTAACCAATCCATTCTTTGCATATAGATTTGAGCTAACTTAATTATCTCAGCTCCTTTTTTAAACTCTTCGATTACTTCTTCAGGATATTCAGTATGGTAGTTATCTTCTGGATATTTTTCATACCAATCAGGGCCTCTCCAAGTTTCCTCTTTCAATTCTTCTTTAGTCTTTTCTTTACCATTTTTCTCTACAAGTTTTTCTATATCCTCAGATACATCTGTTAACCTGTACTGTAAGTAGTCCCAATGTCCTCCGCTCATAACTTTTATTTTTATTTATACTTAAATATACGAAACTTATTTTAATAAACCTAATCTTTTACAGTTATTTTATTAATTAATTTTAGAAGTCTGTCCTCTACATCCCCTCTTAATAATCGAGTTAGCTGTTTATCTTTGTATAGATTACCATAGTTCTCTATAAGCCTTTCACAAGTATGAATGTGGCTTATATTTTCACAAGAGTCGATCACTTTACAGATCCACTCCCATACATCGTATTTATCTTCACTGTATGATCCCATTTTATAGACTGCTGAAGGTTAAATATTTTGAAGCCTCTACCATCTGTAGGAATTTTTTTATAGCAGATGATTCTGATATTTTTCTTCCTGAAGGTGTTGTATGTTCTACTCTGGATTGTTCTTGAGATGCTCCCCAGTAACTAAAGTACTTTTTTGTTTTGGTATCTTGAACCAATACTATTTTGTTATCTCCTACTTTGGCTTGTGCTAAAAATCTGCAATCGTTATATTTTTTCATCTTATAAATTATTTAATACTGTATCCAGCATGTTTGTTTCATTTATAAATAACTTATCCTCTAGAGCTTGTCTATTTACTTCAATGTGGGCATGAATGTTTTTTATAACTATATCATATGCTTTAGGATGAAGTGACTTACAAAAAGAGAACTTTGAGTTTGTTAACTGAACTCCTGTGTTTTGTAGAAGTACGTAGTAGTGTTTTTGCTCATTGATAAGAAAGTACTTATCTGTGAGTGGAGTCATCTTTAGAGATGTCTTAGGATGTTCCAATAGTTTGGCAACTATGTCAATGAATTGTTGCTCTTGTGGTGTTGGTGTGTACTTGAAAAACTTTTTAAACATAACTTTTATTTTTGAGAATTACCAATAGTGTGAACAAAGACCATGATTAGGCCAACTGTAACAAGTGTCATTAATGCTGCGTACATAACTTTTATTTTTTAATTACTATTTGTCTTATTCTATCAAATAACTTTTTTAAATCTTGTTCGTCGTTAATTGACCATTTTTCTGTTTTTAATACATAAAAACATCCTTCATTTCTATCAATACCTAAATCGGATTCACATTCAATTGTTAAGAATTCAGCTGCATCACTATCTGACATGCAGTTACCTTCTTGTGAGAATTCAAATGTTGCTCTTTCTAATAATACTTCTTCCATAACCTTTTTTATTTGTTTCTAATACTTAAATATACGAAAAAAGACTTACATATGCAAGCCTTTTATCATTTATTTTACTCAATAGTTACCATTTTCATTATGGCTGGGTTGAGATATTTTGGTATAAGTTCTTTATAAACTCTACCTCTCTTATCACTTGTAGGATCAATTACTAGCTTTTGTACATCGTCGCCATACTCACTTACAAATTCCTCAATTATTTTACAAATTGTTTCAACAATGCTATATACTTTTCCTTCTCCTGTCATCTTAAACGTATCTAGTTTATGATGCATTTGAGGTTTCTCACCAAAAGAAATAGCAAAAGTCTTATCCTCTGGATTGTATTCTCCTGAGTAGAATGTAACTGTGTAGGAACTGTCTGGTGTTTCAAATACATAATCTACAGCAAGTAGAGAATCATCCATTTCATCAAACGTTGCATCATCTTCGTGGAAAGGAAATAACGACTCTGTTAAGAGATCTCTTAGTTTTATCATGTTATATTTTATAATAAATATTAGATAAACTCAATTGTATTAGTTTCTTTATCCCAATCAAACGTCATTGGCTTTTGAGTGTACTCGTAACTCTCATTCAATACTGAAGCATTAAAGAAGTGTGTACCATCTATAAACTCATAACCATATCCTGAATGAATGTGACCACAAACATGAATTTTAGGTCTTAGTCTCTCAATTCTTTCTGCTAGTAACTCACATCCTAAACCATCCCACTCTCTTCCTTTTACTGTATCTAAAGTACCAAATGCAGGACCATGAGTAATAAGAATGTCTGTGTTGTCAGGAATTGCTTCCCACTTTCCTGCTAATTCAATTCCATTTTTTGGAAGATTAAATGCCCAAGAATAGAATTCTGGTTGCCAAGGTGAACCATAAATACGAATGTTATCTTCTGGGAAGTCTCCATTTGGACCATCAAAGTACATTGTTACTTGCTCGTCTTGAAGATAATCGATCATTGGATAGTCCTTCAAATATCCTTTTACTACTTCAGGTTCAAGTTCAAACAATCGATCATGATTACCTGCAATGAAGAATTTATCATTGTATCCTTTAGTGATTGAGAACCAAGTACAGAAATCATGGATATCATTTTTATTGTATCCTGAGTTCATTATGTCTCCTGCAGATAAGAATATCCCCTCCAGGTAAATCTGTTAGGGGAATTAATCCATGTCTTGTATGTGTGTCTGATAATACTGTTATTCTCATTTTATTCTCCTTGTCCTTTTTTTATTAAATAATACCACAACCAAATAAATTTTGATCGTATTAGTTCATATCCTACTAGTACTAATAAGTATTTCATCTTGTATGTTTTTATATAAATAAATATACAAAATTTATTTCGATAAAACAAATAATTCGTAGATAGAATTTGTTGTTCTAAATTTAATATAATCCTCTCTTTGTTCTATTAGTTCTATTATGTCCGTTGTCTGCCAAGTAAAGAACTGACTGAAGGGAGACATTAAAAGACTTCTTCCTACTGCTACTTCCTTATGTTTTGATTTGAACTTACCGTTCTCATCAAACTCTAACCACATTATGTCCTGAGATTGTTTTGTTAGGCTATCTCCTTCTCTTACTAGTTTGTAGTTCATATACTCTGTTCCGAATATTTCTGAGAATCTTTGATCTAAATGTAAATTACCATCCTCGTCTTGAGTTAATAGTACTTTTGGTTGTGCTCCTGCTATCATAATTTTTCTTTTTTGTCTTCTAGTCCATCCATTAATGTAACATCCCAATCTATGTCATCATCAAAGTTGAGACCATTTCCTCTTCCTTTATAGTCAGGATATTTTTCATGTGTTTTTATTATTGCTGATGCCCAGAAGCATCCTAATACTATTACTACTACTGCTATTGTTGTATATACTATCCACATATCTTATATTTTTATTAGTCCCACCAATTTCTAATGTTTGTTTGTAATACTTTAAATAATAACTTATGAGCTCTTTCAACATTCATATGTCCTATGCTCATTGCTATGAAGTGCTTATCATCCTCTCTTCCTTTTATGGGAGCAAATCCTTCACCATTCATAACTCTTCTATAAATGTTTGGATACTTTTTAAAGTACTGATCGTACTCCTCCCAAATGTTTTCACTCTCCCAAGTTGAATATCCTTCCTTACCCTCACATGGTTCAAACCAATGTCTGTCTTTTGCATAATCCATATACTCTAGGTCGTAATAGCTGTCCTGGAGTTTTTGCATTAAGTTTATACATAGATTCATTCTTTGGGCATCGTACTGGGCTCTTGTGTGTCTGTCGTTGCTTCCAATGTATTTGGATTGAGCTTTTAGTTTGTGTTGTAGCAGTCTAAAGATATAATCATGATCCCAATTCCTATCTTTCCAGATAATTGGAAACCAATAGATGATATTCTTTATTCCGTGTTTAAGGAACTTGTGGTAATATCTTCCATCAAACTTCCACCATAGAGATATTTTATTCCAAAGGTTTAGTTTTGGTCTGTCTTTAAAAAAATCTTTCATTAGTATTCGTCTTTAATATATTTGTAAATCATATAACCTCCTGCTACTATTATAATAACTACCCCTAAGGTAGTTGCTGTCATTAGCGTTACTGCTAAAAAATCTAAATATGTTTCCATCTTATTTCTTTTTAAATTGTTCAAACCATTCTTCCATATATTCTAAGTAAGCACTACCATAAGCATCATCCTCTTCTATTTGAGAATTTCCACCTGCGATAAAAGCCTCTCTCATATCTTCCTCACTATAACTTCTTTCTTGTTGCCATTTAGCACCTTCACTAAACATATCTTTCCAATATCCTGCATCTTTTGGTGGATGATAAGGATATTTTTTCCACAATAATTTATTACCAGCTTCTTCAGGTCCACAGTCACAAGTTGTAGTATGACCACAATAACATTTTGTTTCTTGATACAATCCTAATTGCTCATCTTGTTCCATCATATCAATAAGTTTTTGCTTCTGAATTAATTTCTTTACTCCTTCCATTTTTTCTTCATTCCAGATTTGTTGTGGTTGTATTTCTTTCATAACCTATCTGTTTCTTACATACTTACGTATGTCCTGAACCATCATTACCCCTACCACTAGTAATCCTCCTAAAGCGAAAGATGCTCCTATAATTCCTAAAAATAACTGTGCCATAACTTTTATTTTTTATTTATTCTTAAATATACTAAATTTATTTTACTTCTCCAACTTTTTAATGCGAGAAGTTTTTAAACAATACAACATATCATCTCCTATGTGTTCATACTGTAGACCGTTGATTTCAACCGTTTTTCCGTGTTTCTTAGCTGTTGTAATTGATTTTAGTACACTCGATACATCTTCACACCAAACTCTCTTTCTTATCATAACTTTTAGTTTATTCTTGCTTCGTGATGATCCTTTGGTAAGGCTAATTTTTTAATTGGTTGCATTTCCATAATTCCAAGTACTTCGTCCAGTGAAATTGGATCTAATTCATTTCCATCTACTCCAACATCCATTGCTTTGCCCTCTGCCAATCGTAAGTGGTATGGTAAGTGAACGTGACCATGAAGGTGAATTACATCTTTATTCATATCGTGCCATGAAGCAATTGGATAGTGCATACAAACAAATGTAAAGCTCTGTGTTGTTGCTTTGTTGATTGGCCTTCTTACTTCAAGTCTTAGGTATTGACTTACTGAAGAGAATAGTTTTTGTACTCCCTCTTTGTTTCTTTCAATGTGGTGATCGTGATTACCAAGTACCAAGTGAATGTTTTTACAAACAATTCTATCTCTGAATTCTTGTATCTTTTCAAATCCTCCAAATGACCAATCCCCTAAGTGAATTAGGATATCATCTTCACCAACCATGCAGTTGATGTTGTTCACTAGAATATCGTTCATGTGATCAAGTGAATTAAATTCCCTTGTAAGGTTTGACGATCCAATCCAGTTTGTTGTTGCTGAACAGATGTTTGAGTGATTGTAATGTGTGTCTGATGTAAAGAACAGTCTTTGTCCTTTTTGTAATTCTATTCTCATAACTTTTATTTTATACTTAAATATACAAAAAAAGACCTGCGTAAGCAAGCCTTTTCGTAATTATTTTAACAGTTGGATTACAAGGACTCGAACCTAGAAAGACTGCACCAAAAACAGTTGTGTTACCATTACACCATAATCCATTTACTTGCAGGCGACTAGTACTCCAGTCCTTCTGTCCAATTAAGGAACCCATATCCTATACCTAGGTCCTGCTATATTTTTACACATCCTTCAAGATAGGAATAATCAAAGTTGTAGTTATGTGAAGAAACATTTTAAATAGATCGGTTATTTCTTCCTGCCAAATCTTCTTGTATTTTATTATACTCAACCAACGGAACACTTCTTGTTGTGTTTAGAATCGTCGCATTATAGGCAAATGCTATAACAAGGCGTGAATAATCAATTTTAATTCTATTTGTTGTCTTTCTATGTGTAAATTCGTAGCCCTGCCGGGAGTCGAACCCGACTTTCCAGGATGAAAACCTGGCGACCTAACCGATAGTCGACAGGGCCAATTTGGTAGAGCTTGACCAGAAAATGGTTCATACCTACTCTACCTGACAGGATTTTTTTTATGGCATCCACCAACCTGTAGGATCATTCGTGAGACTAGCTTCCTCCAATGATAGTTATCGTCCTAGTGCTAGATCAGATAACTGCTGTGATTAAGACAGGAATCGAACCTGTTATCTCCCTTACGATCGGTGCGGCTCCAATCCGCCACTTAATCCCTATTTAGTAGGATATCGCTTAACCTACGAAGTTGATCAGACTTCTTTTCTATACGAACGATTTTTTTGTGGCCAAGGACAGGAATCGAACCTGTTTGAAAGTGCCAGGTGTGTAATCACTACCCACGAACTTTGGTTTAGTATTATTTAGATTCGCTTCCAAATACGAGTTGGCTTTTTACATCTCCAATCTGCCACCTTGCCATTTACCGCATGTGCGGTCACTTATCAATCGGTAGCTCCCTCTCGATATCCATCTGTGGGTGTAACACATTTGGTAGAGGGTCGAACTTTAAAAGAGAGCCTGGACAGAATCGAACTGTCTATATGGCGTTTGCAATGCCACCGGTCGCCATTCCCATCAAGCTCATAATCTTTCTTATACTTAAATATAAGGACTTATTTTCTAATATGCAACTAAAATGTATAAAAAAACCCGAATCTTTTTTTGATCCGGGTCTAATAGGTTGTAGTTAGAATTCCGTATCTAGTTATCTTCTTATTGTTTTTTTGATGTACTCTATTAGATCATACATAGCATATCCTACCATTCCTGGTTCAGTTGATGGACCGTTCTCCCATTCCTGGAATATGCCTGCAATTGCTTTTATGTGTTTGTCAAGTTCAGGACCCATTGCCTCAACGTATCCCCCTGTATCAAACTCGTCATCTGCTTCTTCGTGATACTCGTTTACCTTCTTCTTGTTCTTTTTGTATTCGATGTTATCAATCTCATCGTCAACCCATTCCTTTTCTTTCTTACCTAATTGGCTGTAGTTCATTTTAAATTCTTTCTGAGCTACGCTATCTTTACTTGATTCGTTTAACGATTCTTTTATAATTTTAACTAGGTCTGATTTTTTCATTGTTATATATTTTAATATAAATATGTAATGTTTTTAAAAAGAATTACCGTTCTTTTATTAATTTATCCTTTTAATACTTGTTTGTTATTTGTAATCTTTGCCTCCAATTTATCTAGTCTGGAATCTATTGCTGAGTAGATATTGTTTGTAATTTGATCTACTCTGTCGATCTCTTGATCAATCCTACGATTGAGCATTTCATTATTTTGGCTTGCTTCTAATTCTAAAACTGATACAGCCTCTGCCAATTCCTTTACTTGTTTTACTAACCTAACCACTGCCATAATTCCTAATATAATAAGAACTGCACCTGCACCTAGACCAAATGTTACTAGTGTTTCCATAATTTTTGTTTTTAAATTCAAAGAACGGTAATCTTTAATTTGTAGTTAGGACGGGACTCGAACCCGCACCGCATCCGCACTCCTGCGTTGATCAATTTTTTTATTAACGTGAGGATCGCTTAACCTCAGTGCAGTTTTTTTGTGTCTACCAATTCCACCACCTAACTTCCTTACCAATCTGGGTCTTTCTTGTAGCCTTCCGAGTTATCAGTTACGGGGCTTGTACAAGAGCAGGGTTTCTGGTTTGCTGTCGTAATATAAACCCTTTTTCTTTTTGTGTTCAGCCTAACAGCATGCATTGGTAATTAAAACATGTACTTATTTTACAGTTGTAGTGTCTACTGCTGTGGTATCTACACTTACTGAATCAACTTGTACTGAGGTTGAGTCTACTGTTGTTAGTCTTGCTGGTGCTTCAACTTTTTTACAACTTACTACTACTAAAGCCACTAAGGCTAATGCTAAAAATACTTTTTTCATTTTTGTTTTTATTTATTTATTATACTTTAATATACGAAATACTTTTTAAGTATCCAAACTTTTTGTTAGAAACTTACTGTAGAAAGAACTTTAATAACAGTTGTTTCTGGATCAAAATCATTTCCTAATTGTTTTGCAACTAGTAAATCAATTGATGTTCCATTTTTTTGCTCAATCCATAATTCTTTTAAGAATTTAGTTGAATTGATCTCATTTGTATCTACATCTCTTGTGATTGTGAATACTGCTACGTTTACTTGTTTTGGTGTCATTTTTTTTACTGGTGTTGGTGTTGATGAGTATTAATTGTTGAATTTCCTTGTAGGGTTAATCCTGAACCATCTGTAATGGTTGTGATAGGTGTTCCTGAATATATGGTGCCTGGGGTACCTGAGTATGCACCTGATGTTGTTCCTCTTCCATCTGAGAATAATCCTGATAGGTTTGTTGTTGTTTCGTTCATACTATTATAATCTATAATTTTGAATATCTGAAATTGAAATAATTATCTCAGAAGAATCTTCTCCGTCTAAGTTTTGTTTGCCATCGAAAAACTCTTTTAGGAATTGCTGTCTGTACAATAAAACATCTCCCGTATAAGTTCTTGTACTTATTGCTTTCTTTGCAACCTTCTCGTTGCACGTTACAGCTGCTTGTGCAACTTCTTTTCCTAACCGTGCCCCAGCTGCGTATCCTAAATAATCAAATAAAGATACTGTTGGTTCTTGTTTTATTTCCATTTCATAAACTTTAATTGGGTTCTCATCGATGCTATCAATTAATTGAAGTACATCTGATTTTAAAAAAACAGAACTTGGTGACTTTGCCACTTTCTCTAATACTAATTTCTTTTCCATAATGATTTTATTTTACATTTAATATAGGAAAAATATCCTGCAATGGCAACTAAAAGTGCTGGTAAAGTTATCATGCTTGGATGATTTTCTCCACACGTTCCACAAATGTGATTTATAACTTCTCCCATGTTTAGTCGACTGTGGTCATTGTGTTCATCTTATTCTGAATATCATTCCAAGTACTTATGTATTCTTGAATTGTTTTAAAGTGTTTGTTACCTGACATAGGCAATAACTCTCTTGCTACAACTTTAAGTGCATGGTTGAATGTAGATGGATAGCATATTGTTTTAAAATAAGCTCTGTCTTTTTCTCCTCTAGTAACTCTTTCGTAAACTGTGTATCCTCCTGAGGTTGCTTTTACGATGAAGAATGGTTCCATGATTGGATCCTCAATAAGTGTATCCCCTTCTGGGATGGTGTTTGGATTTCGTAACATTTGTTTTTTGTTTTTAGTTTAAAATAAAATCTGTTAATTCCTGTTGACCCATTCTTCCAGATTGTGACTTAACTCTTTGTCCGTCTTCTACAATAACTGTACAAGGAATACCTCTTACTCCGTATTGTCCTGTTAGGTTGTCTGTGTCTTGGTCAATGTTTACTTCTACAAATTCAATACCCTCTTGTAGTTGCTCCTTTACTTTTTCAAAGGTAGGTGCATATTGATTACATGGTCCACACCAAGGTGCCCAGAACTTAATTACTTGCTTTGCCATTATGCTCCTTTTGCTTTATAGTAATCTGCTTTTGAGAACTTTCCCGATGGTTGTTCTTTTAATTCTACGGATGGTTGCTTCTTTAAGGTAACAAGCCACTCCATTAACGACTGATAATTCTTCTTTGGTGAATTCTTTGACATAAATTTAATTTTTGTTTATTATTTAATATAAGGAATTTCTTTTAGATATCCAAGCATTATCTGATTATTTATTCGATTTTCCATTGTAGTGTAGTCGTGTATCTCTGTAAGATAGTTGAACTGCTCCATTTGAAAGTCCTTGGAATCATTTAGACAAGTCTCTTCCCACTTATCTGTGAGGTGATATATCTTGTTTTTAAATTTGAAAGAGTGCTTATCCATACTTAAATATAAGGAAAAGTATTGATATATGCAACTTTTTTACAGTTGAAGTTTAGATCCTATTGTAATTCCGAAGGTTGTTTTAGATTCTGGATTAGTATTTGCTACTACGTTGCCTCCTAGATTGGCTTTGAATCTTTTTGTTAATGGAAAATCAAAATTAGACCCTACAATATAAGTAAAGTACTTTGTAATGGTAAATGTATTTGGAATTGCTGTGTAACTTATTGGAGAGAGTGAAGCTGCTACCATTGGAGAAATAACTATTCTTTTTACTGGGAATGGTTTAGTCATAAAGAATGTTGCTGAGGGTGATAGCATTACGTCTCTTCCTATAAAAATTGCTGTGAATCCAAATGCATATCCAGCTACTAATCCTTTTTTTAATAAAAATACATCATTTGCTCCTAAGGAAACAACCTCAGTTCCAAACATAGACATTACTGTTATACTTTGTCCTGATATTTTATAAATTGATCCCTTTACGTAGTATCCTCCTATTTCCTCTCCTTGTATTTTTATTGGTATTCTTTTATCATGATTGAATAAAATTGTAGTTTTAGAAGCTGATAGTGAGAATTGTTTTAAGTTTGACCATATCATTGAGTTAGCACTATAGGAAGTTTCTCCTGTGAGGGAGCTTTGGGACATTCCAAAAGAAGCTACTTGTGAGAAAGTGCCATCTGCATTTTGATTGTTCATCATATTTGCAGCAATCATTACAGGATTGGTTGATTGTTGTTTTTTCTTACTCTCTTCTTTTTTCTTTTCCTGTTTCTTTTCTTCTTTTTTTTCTTCCTTCTTCTCCTCTTTCTTTTCCTCTTTTGTTTCTTCTTTCTTTTCTTCTTTCGATTCGGATTTGGTTTCAGACTTTGATTCAGATTTGGTTTCGCTTGTGCTCTCTGTTTTACTTTCAGTTGGAGCAGGAGCTGCTTCACTTGTAGTTGAACTTGGAGCAGGTGCTTCTACCGTTGGAGCCTCTACTGTTGGTGCTTCTACTGTTGGTACGGGTGTACTAGTAGCAGCGGAGGCAGCTGCAGAAGCTGCTGCACTTGCACTTGCTGCTGCTGCTTGAGTTGCTGCTTGAGTAACAGACTCGGTAATTGTTTTTGTAATTATTGCTTTGGTTTCTTCTAGAATGACTTCTGCTGGTGGAGTTGTTGGACATGGATTTAGTGAAGTATACCATTGGTAGGTTACTTCTAGCCAAGCCTGCAATGCACCTGCTTGTGCTTGCTCTGCTGTCATTATAGTATACTTACTGTAGTATGTAACTACAGTTTGTCCTTGAGAAGCTATAGTAAATACAAGTACCTCACCTGTACACCTATCTGTGTAGGTTTGAATTACATTTTGACCATAGGTGCAAAATCCTACAAGTAGGAGTAGTATATGAAGTACTTTTTTCAAGTCTAGTTAGTAAAAACTTGTTTTTGAATCATTCTCTTAACAACTTTAGCTGTAGCTGATTCTAGTGCTTTCTTAGTTGCAGTACCAATACTTGATTGATTAAATTTTACTTCTTCTAAGTTTTCATTATTTAATAAAGTAACCTCTCTTGTTGTAATTGATTTTCCTAATCCTGAACCTGTCATGTATGTTCCAGATTGTGAGTCTACCATCTTAACTTGAAGTCCCAGTCTTGTTACCAAGCTATTTTTTACTCCATCTTTTAGATTAATTGTTTCATCTTCTGAGATTGAAAAATCATATACCTCTATGTAGCAGAAGTATTTTGCTAGTACAATATTTCCTTTTAGTTCAATTTTCTCTGTAGATAATCCTTTCTGAGATGCTTTGTATTGATTAACCATTCTATCTTTGATAGCATCTTTTGTTTCTACGAATTCGAATCTGAATGTTTCTTCTAGAAAAGCTATTACGATATTGGTAAGTCCAAGACCTACTCTATAATCTCCAAGTTCTGGATATTGATCTATTACCTCTTTACTAACTCCTATTTCAAGTAGGGCAACAGGAATGGGCTTGCCATTATATTCAGGAATGGAATATATTGATTCCTTACCTTCAAATCCTGCTTGATAGTCCTCTGTTGTTGTTTTGCCTATTACTTGTCCAAAAGTAAAATGGCCTATAAGAATACAGGCCATTAATATTAATTTCTTTACCATAAGTGTATCCTTATTTATATTACCAATCTAATCCGTCTTCTTTTCTTTTCTCTGTTTCAGTTTTCTTAGGCTTAGCTACTACAGCTGGTGCTGCTTGTGAAGGAGATGCTTTCTCCTTAATGATAATAGTTTTACCTGCTGCTTGTTGAGATTGTTGGTTTGTGTTTGTAATGTTGATTACAGGTGCTGCTGCAGGAGCTGCTACTTCTGTTTTGTCCTCTCCATTGTCTCCAGTTAATTTATTTGTAACGTACCCTCCTACTCCTAGAGTGATAGTACTTATTAATCCAATTAAGATACTTTTAATTGAACCTCCTCCTGCTTCTGCTTCTTCTGCCATTTTGTTTTTATTTAGTTGTTGTGTCGGACATTGAGAACGATTCTCTTCCTATTATTTTATTATCTTCAGTTTGTAATTCAACAGTATAAGAGCTAACTGGTAAAGCTGATACATAGATGCTTAGGATGTTATCACCTTCTTTTCCTATTACTTTTTCTTGACTTACTAAGTCTCCAGTAAAGTCATAAATTTTAATTTTATAAGTACCTGCTGTTGCTAATTTACTATTAATTTTTACTTGTTTGTCTACTATGTAACTCTCTAATTTAAGTCCCTGAGTTTCTGTTATTACTAAGGAGTTGTCTATTTGTTGTGTTGGAAGATTCTCTAGTGCTGGATCTTGAGAGCATGCTACCAAGGTTAGTGCTATTAGTGCTAATATTTTTTTCATGTTATTGTATTTTTAAGATTACTTTAGTTCCGTCTTGCTTAACTGCTTCTGCTAGTTTAAAATAAATTAACCCTGCTGTGTTTGTTATTGGAGTTTTTGTATTAAATATTAATTTATAAGGAGTTCCAGTTTTAATTGCTGTTAGTCCTGTTGAATCTAAACTACCAATGTAAAGAGTATTGCCTCTTGGAGTAGCAAAGTTTGTTGCTTGATTACCTGTATCAAACTTTACTGAATCGAATTCAAGTACTGATTGGTCATATTGTATGTTGAATTGGATACCTGCTAGTTGTTCCATTGTTAAATTAGTTGTCAACACTACTTTACCATCTACTAATGAAGTTGATACTTCTAAGTTATAGGTTTCAGCATTTGCAGCTATCTTAGCTTTAGAAGCAATCGTTCTCATAGCAGATGAATTATAGTTTGTTGATCCTTGTGCTGTAGGAACGTATGAGTGTGAAAAATCTACGTCTCCTTGAAATCCATGTACAAAGTCAAATACTTTTTCTGCATCTGTTGGTCTGATGTATTGATTCTGTCCGAAGTAGTACTGGTCTGTTGATGCTCCGTAATTCTCTATTCTACCCCAAACATTTTTACCACCATTAGCAGATGAAGTAAACCAACCACTTGTATTAGTTCCTGTGATATGATTTAACATTACATATGAATCATCAAAATCAACAACACCATCATTTGTAACCTCTCCTAAGAGATACTGAATTTGATAACTAAAAATATTGGCAATATCTTCAGGACCTGTTGTAGAAGCTCCAATGGCTTGTTTAAAGTTTAAAAATGCATCCGATACTGTTACTACATCATTTAACCAACTCCATGCTATGTTATTATCAACCTCAACATAAACGTGATAATCAACATCATTTACTAATCCTGGTACAGCTGCAGTTCCTGTTGAATCAAAATATCCTTGAGCTACTGTTTGTTGTGTTCCAGTATGTTCTATTCTATATGTGTAATATGCTTTATTTGGAACGGGTGTATATAATCTAAGGAAAACAGTACCAGCATCTCCTCCTTTTACAGGTGATAATGCAAGAGTTTGATTTTGAGCTACAACATCATAAATGGTTGTTGGGGATTGTTTTTGAAACTTTGCCCAGTTTAACATAGTTACTTTACTGTAGTCTGTATATCCATAAGGAAATTTATCTTTAATTCTAAATCTTACATAAATCCAAGGTGTTGAAGACGGAAGTGTTTTAGTAGATTGAATTGTAATTCTTTCTACTGACCAATCTGGATTAGATGGATATGATCCATTTGCTCCAGTATTCCAAGTGTGCTGTTTAGTTAAGTTATCAATACCATATCTTGTATCAGGATTGAACTTGTAACCATCCCAGTGATTTAATGTAGTTTGTATACCTGTTATCTGTCCTGTAGGAGTAAAGGTATGGTCTACTTTTTCTAGTAACTTGTTATTGTATTGGTAATCAAATTGAACTAAGTTGGGAGTGGCTGATTGATAGATCCCCTCAAACTTAATTGTAATAATGTCTCCTACATTAAACCCATTGGTATTAGGGGTTATGCAGCTTTGAGATAGATAGGCGCTTTGTCCAAAGGACATTAAAGGTAACAGTGCCAGTAGCACTAATAATTTTTTCATAGTTTTAGTTTTTCAATTAATTGTTCACACAACTTTTTAAGTGCTGATGAAACGTTTGTTTGAGAAAACTTGCCTCCTGAATCTATAATCAATGTTGCTGTTGAAATAGATTTTGCTTGGCCTTTTACTACAACTGTTTTTAATTCCTTCCCGTCTAATAACAGTTTACCTTGTGCAATTATTTCAGTTACTTCTACAGTATTACCGTAGACTGCTAATTGCATGCTTGTACTCTTTACATCAAAGTAGAGAATATCTATCGTTAAAATTTTTTGTGATTGTGGGTCCAAATCGTACCCTTTTTCTTGAATTACTTCTTCAAGAATGTTTTTGATACCGAAGGCTAGGTCTCTATTACCTGCCAGCGGTCCCATTACAATATTATTTTTAATATCACCTATTTTTATAGACTGTTGTGCAGAAACACTTATTCCAAATAGGAGAGATATTAACATAAAAAAAAGTTTCATATCTACTATATAAAGGTTAAAAAACATTTATAAAACAGTTAATATAAAACTTCTTTAAAATAAATAGGAGGTACTTACAATAACTCCTCCTCGATGCGATTACCTGCAACTGCTATCTCATGCCAGTAGACTCGTCCGTCTTCAATTGCAGTCTTTATATTTCTTTGCTTGCCCATTAGTGTTGAGTTTCCAGACTTTACTTCTATAAAGTGTACCTCACACTTGTTCTTGCTATCTGTATGTGTGAACCCCACATAATCAATTGGCATCCCTAGAAACACTACATCCTCAGGTGGTACTGGGAAGTTGCTCATGAAGGGAACAAAATGCTCAATAGTCTTACCCCAATTTACTGCTGAGGATCTGAATGTTGAATCTTTCTTTACTTTTGCTTTCTCCACTATGTGGGAAGCATCTTTTTCAGCTAGTTCTATTTTTAGTTTAATTATTTCTCCTTTGAGATGATTTCCTTGAATAACTATTATAAATCCTAGTGCGATGCAGGTTACTGCCAGTATAAATGTTACCATGTTTTTAGTTCTTATCCGTCGCAGCTTAGACAATCCTCAGAAGTTCTACTTCCGATGTCCCCATTAATTACAGAATCTGTTCTTAAATAATATAACGTTTTTAGGCCAAGCTTCCAAGCTGTCTGGTGAACAAGGTTTATAAATTTAGGACTATCTCCCGGATCGAATGCTAAGTTTAATGATTGAGCTTGATCAACATACTTCTGTCTTACTGAAGCTTGTTCTACTAAAGCCAGTTGGTTTATTTCTGCAAATGTTAAGAATACTTCTTTATCTTCAAACGGCATAATGTCTTCAGGTAGGTTTGCAATTGATCCTCTGTCTTTGAGAATTTGTTGCCATACCTCTTCTGTATTATGTCCTTTATCTTCTAAATACTTTTCTAGTACTGGATTCTTTCTGATGAAAGTTCCTTTAGATGAATTGAAAGTATATACGTTAGCTGGGATTGGTTCAATACCTGCTGATACTCCTCCTGAAATTGTTGAATTAGAAACTGTAGGTGCTATTGCAATAAGGTGAGTGTTTCTCATTCCTGTTCCCTTACACCAAACTGGTTCTCCATATTCCTCAGCTAATTTTCTTGAAGCTGCTTCTGCTTGTGATTTAATTTGAGAGAATATTTTATTTGTCCAAGAAGTTGATGCAATTGAATTGAATGGTAGTCCTTTTGATTGTAAGAATGAATGCCATCCTAAAACTCCTAATCCTAATGCTCTTCCTTTTTTAGCAGAACGGTGAGATCTAATCATAGACTCTTTTCCGTTTGTTTTAATTAAGAATTCTTCTAATACCCCATCTAAGAAGTAGATTGCTGTCTCAACTAAGTCAGTATCCTTCCACTCCTCGTATCTTGTAATGTTTAAAGAAGATAAACAGCATACAAATGAATGCTCTTCGTCAGTATGTAGTGCAATCTCTGAACATATGTTAGTCATTGTAACATCTAAGTTATTCTTAACGTATGCAGCAGGATTTGCGTTGTTTACATTGTCTTTAAACATGATATACGGTTCTCCTGTCTCTACCCTTGATTTAAGAATTTCAACCCATAGTTCCATTGCTTCTGGATCTCTATGCTCCAATCTTTTCATAAACTTGTCATCAATGGAAACACATTGGTGTAAGTTCAAACATTGACGGTTTGGATCTCCTTGAGGTCTTCTAATACGTAAGAATTCTTTTATGTCCCTGTGATTAATATCTAAATTTACAGATGCTGCTCCTCTACGAACTGATCCTTGGTTTGTTGCAATGATAGTTGAATCAAAAATTTTAGCCCAAGGCACAATACCTTCTGACTGTCCTGTCTCTCCGTTTCCAATCTTTACTCCTCTTCCTCTTACTCTTCCTAATCCAATTCCAACTCCACCTCCTAAAGAAGTAAGTCTCATTAGTTCTGCATTTGTTAATCCAATTCCTCTAATAGAGTCTGGGGTGTCTATTCCGAAACAAGATATTGGAAGTCCTTTATCTGTTCCTGTATTTGATAGTACGGGTGAAGCTAGGTTTAACCAACCCTTCCACATATACTTAAAAAACTTATTTGCTAGATCTGGTCGATCTAATCTTTTAGCTACTGCATCAGCAACTCTTCTATATGCTTTCTTTGGATTCTCATCAGGTAATAAATACCCGTTTGAAATTGTAGCCAAAGAAACTTCATTCATCCATTCCGGATAATCTACGCCTGGTTTCCAGGCACTGTAATCTACTCCCATAAAATTAAATTAAAATGCGTTGTCCCAATCCATATGCCCTTTGGCATAATTTGTTACTCTTGATGCGAAGAAATCTGTATGCTGTTTTCCTGCTACTACAGCATCAAACCATAACATTTGTTTCAAAGCTCCTTTATCGATTTGATCTGAAGGTATTAATGGTTTCAATCCTAAATCTCCCATCTTAGTGTTTACTCTGTGTTTGATAAAGTTTTTCAACTCGTCTTTGGTTAAGTTTTCCAAATCCCCCATTTCAAATATCTTATCGATAAAATTGAATTCTAGTTGAAGAGCAAGGGTTGCTGCTTCTCTAATATCGTTGATAAGTCTTTCTGTTTTTAATTCTGGGTATTCTTTCATTAGTGTTCTGAATAACCAGCATCCTGCTTCTGAGTGAAGTGATTCATCTCTTACAGACCATTCAACTATTTGTCCTACTCCTTTTAGTTTGTTTCTCATTTTAAATGAAAGTAGTACTGCAAAAGAAGAGAATAGATTTACTCCTTCAGTAAAGGCTGAAAATATTGCTAGAGATCTAGCTGCTTCATGCCAGTCTGTTTCTCCGTTATTTCCATCTCTAACATCCATTAAAGATTGAATTTTAGCTGCAGTTGATTCATCTTCTAGGAATTCTGCAAAATTATCCAATCCTAACTGCTCATTTAGTAGAGCATATGCCTCAGCATGAATTGTTTCAAAGGCTCCAAAGGTAACTGCCATCATAATAACCTCAGGTTTTCTAAACCATTTTGTTACTAAAGATGTCCAGTAATCATTTACAACTGTTTCTGTTTGAGCAAATCCTTTTAGGATTCCTCCTATAACATTTTTTTCGTGTGGTTTAAGATTTGAGTTCCAATCTGTTACGTCTTGAGACATTGGAACTTCTGTATGTAACCAGTGAGCCTGGTGCGCTTTGAGCCAGTAATCGTGGGCTTGTGGATATTCAAAGGGCTTGTAAACTATGCGTTCGTCTTTTAGACTCATATTTGTTTTTTTAATATTATTTTGTAATTAAGACTGTAAGAATAAATAGCATTTTAGAATGGAACTTGATTCTCCAATTCAAAGAACTTATTCGCGATTTCTTTAAAATTTCCTCTAGGTCTATCTCCTGATTCAAGTGGTGCCATGTTTCCTAGAATCTCTATGTGTCCGTTGTTTGTATCTACTTTTGCATCCCAAGTCATACCGTCCATTCCGTATCTATTTTTCATAACGTGGATACGTCCTGTTCCTAATACCTTATCTTCTTTCATTCTTGATAAAGATAAACATACATCCGCCACCATCATCTTGTCATAAGACCCTGCTGCTTTATCTCCTTCGATAACTGAATCCTTTGCTCCCATTCTATTAACTTGAGATGGGGTAAGAATAGGTATCTGTAGTTCCTTAGCCAATCCTTTTGTTGCAATGAATACATCATCGATTTCATCTTTTCTTTCTGTGAAACGAGATTTTGAAGGTGCTTTCAAGTAATCGACATAATCAATAATAATCATATCTGGTTTATGATCCATATCGATACATTTCTGGATGTGTGCTTTGATTGTGTTTATTGAAGCTCCTTTTGGTGGATATTCTTTTACGATTAGTTTTCCTTTAAGTTTACCTACAATTTTTTCTACTTCTGCTCTATGTTTGTTTACTTCTTCAATTCCGTAACCTGTTAGGTAACAGTCAAATCGTTTTCCTACATAATCTTCTCCAAGTTCTAAAGTATAGAAGTTTACATTGTATCCCATTAACACTGCATGTGCTGCTGCAGCTACCATTGTCCATGACTTTCCTCCTCCAGGATTTCCAAACATGATAATCAAATCACCAGGACCAAATCCTCCACCAATTGTTTCATTAAGTATTGGCCAAGGTGTTGGTATAGTAGGTCTGTAGTTTTCTCTGTAACGACTCTCTACATCTTTATTATATTCATGACCCATATTTTTATCCATACCAGCTCTCATGGCTTTTTCAATCACTCCTCTGATTCCATCAAAGTCTCCTTGGTTTAGAAGATCTGCTGAGTTGAGTAGTGCTGCTTTGAGTTCTTGGTTTTTGGCGAACGTGGTAAATTCTTCTACTACGTATGCTAAATCATCTTGAGTTGCTTCGTAGCAGTTTCTTAATTCTGCTTTGACTGCTACTTGTAGAATATCATTTTCTACTTTTTGTAGTTCAATCTTTAATGCTTCTAAAGAGATTGTAGTGTGATACTTGTCATAGTACTTGATTGTAGTTTCTAGAATCCATTTATGGGCATCTGAATCGAAGTAGTCTGGTTGTAGTAGTTCTCTTGTGTTGAGTAGGAACTTCTTGTCTGTTAGGAGTGCTCCTAGCACTTTCAATTGAAAGCCTTTCCCGTAGGAAGATAGTTTTGCTAATGATGTCATGTAACTTATTTTATTATAACTTATTTTTTATATGTTGAAAGCGGTCTGAATAATTCTAACCATCCTTCAACGTTTTTGTTTAGAGCTTCGATTTGATCTGACTCTAACATGCTTAAAAAAGTAACTACCTGTAGATTTGGTATTGACTCCTTTATCTTCTCTAATATATGAAAAATTTCGTAATCTCCCAAGCGAGGCTCGGATAAATTCATCAATTCCCAATTAGTTTTTACTTTATCCCAATCATAGATAATACTTGCAAATATCTTCTTTGGTTTCTTTTCTTGCAACTTTTGTTCACAAATATCATAAATATCTTGCAACTGGAATGATGAATCTTTTATCAATCCTGGAAATTCCTTCAGTAATGTTTTAGGTCCTAGTGATTTAACTCCTGAAAGGTTGTCTGAGTTATCACCCAGTAGTGCTTTCATTATTAAATAATTCTCAGGAATTAACCCTATTTCTTCTTGAATATCTTTTTTTTGATAGGTTTTTTTCTTAATAGGAGAATAAACTTCTATATTTTCGTCTACTATCTGTAAAAAATCTTTATCGGAAGAAGTGATTGTTACTTTCTTTCCATTAGCTGCAAACTTCTGAGCTAGATATGAAATAGTATCATCTGCTTCTATTTTATCTATTGAAATTAAAGTGATTGGTAAACATTGTAAGTATTCAACCAATCTATGCATTTGCATTGTCATGGAAGCAAACTCATCGTCTTTATCATCGAACAATTCCCAATTGGTAATCCTCTTTATGTTTCTAGTTGCTTTGTATTCTGGATTGATGCTTTTTCTACTTGAAGAAGAAGCCTGTCCATCGAATACACAAATGATTCTAGTAGGATCAATTGTTCTCATTAAGAACCCCAAGGACCTTAAGAAGCCAACGAGACCACCTGTGTGGTGGCCTTGTGGATTCATAGATTGTAACATTGCGAACGACCTTATAAAGGTATTCATGCTGTCCACAATCAAAACATGGTCGTTAAGTTTCCTGTCTGGCTTTTGTTCGATTTTATTTAGGATATCTAAATAATTACTCATCGAGTGCTTCTAGGTTGGTTGTATCCTCTTCTACATCTGCCTCTACCATTACTGTGAAGTCTGTAGATCCTAAAGTGTTAGCCCAAGATCCTTTATGAGTATCTTTATAGGTATCGATTGCTTTCTTATCGTCTGCAATAAATCCATGACTGGTCATAATAATTGCTCCTCTTGATTGGATACCGTCAATGTGATTCTTTTCTATCTGAACTTTGGTTCTTTTAGCAAATTCAAACTCTTTTCCTTTTGCAACGGCTTTTATCTTACTTGTTCCTGAGTTTGTGATGTTTCCAAAAGTAACAATTACTGTTGAGTCATACCACATTGTTTTTCCTCCTTTATTTTCCAATCGAGGTTGTCCCATTGGATGTTCAGGTTTTGCAGTCCAAACTTTATTGATTGCTACTAAAGTATTTGTATACTTGCTTGCTTCCTTTCTTGATAACATAATTTTTTGGTTTACGTTATTTCCGAATTGAGTTGACATTGCTCCTGCATTCCATTCGTTGTTGTTCTTATTTGATCTTACAGATAAGTCACATGGAACTGATCCAACTGAATCCCAGAAGAAACATAAATCATAAGGAAGATTTCCTTTCTTTTGTTCATCGATTAAGTCTAGGATGTAAACTGCTACGTCTTCTATGGTGTTTAGAGTTCCTCTATCTGCATATAAGAAAAATCCTTTATAGTCAGTTATTTCTCCTGTGTCTTCATCAACTACTTCTTGAACCTCAAGACCCATCATTTGAGCATGTGGCCAAGACCATTTCATCTCAGTAATAATGAATACTGGGAGAATTTGTCTTTTTTGTGCTTGAACTGCTGCCTCTAATAGTAAGGTTGTCTTTCCTGTATCGGAATGCCCTCTTAATAGAGTAATATGTCCCATAGGAATTCCTTTGAGAGAAGTTACTTCTGAGAAAGCATCTGAAACTTTAATCCAATCTTGGCTCTTAAACTTTACTGAAGTATTTGAGAACCCTTTGTTCTTTTTAAAGTTGTCCAAACTAAAACCGCCTTTGATTATATCGCTAGCGGTTTTTGTTGTTGTTTTTTTGATTGCCATTCTTAATTGAATAAATCATCGAATTTGCTTACTGTACTTTTGTTTCCTGCTGTGGCAGTCTCTAGGGTGAAGTCTGTTTTGTTACTTCCTAAAGCTGATTCCAATGCTGTTGGAGCTTCTACTGCTGGTGCAATTGATTCCGTTGGAGTTGCAGGTGGAGTAGTTTCTTCTTCTCCTGGGTTTAAGTACTCTTGTAATTTCTTCTTGATAAATTCATAGTCGTACTGAGTTTGTACTTCTAATGCGTTTGGTTGATCCTTTAACCAAGAGTTTACTTTACTATCATCATCTGATAATGTTGTTTGCTTTGGTTTAATACGAACCGTGGTGCTTGGGAACTGACCTGGTCCTGCAGCTGGTGTATTTTCTACAACCATATCCCATCCGCTCATTACGTCTGTAAAATCTCCAATGTCTTCATCCTCTGCTAAAGCAAGTAATGCTTTGTAGATGTTCACACCGAATGACCAAAGACGAACTCCTTTTTCTTCTTCTCCTCTTACAACAACAGGAGCAAAGAATCTAGATTTAGGAGATAACTTTCCAGACAAAGACCAATTATCTTTATCGGATGTTTTTCTCAATTCTTTTACGAATTCTTCAATTGGATCTTGTTTTCCGTAATTGGAAAGGGACATCATAGGAAATTTGCCTATGTTGTAATGTAGTTTCAACTCTGTGAAAGGATCCGAAGCATTGAATGCTGAAGGAACAATTCGAATTGTTGATTTACCATTTGCCGGTCTCCAATAGATCTTCTCAAAGTCTACTTTCTCACGGTCTTGATTTCCACCACTGTTAAGAGCGGCTAACTTGCTTTTGATAGCATTTAAGTCCATAATGTAACTGATTTAATTAAAACTTTTATTTATATAATATACGAAATATTCTTGAGTAAAGCAACTATTGTTGCGTTATTTATATTTTGATACCCTTATTGAATACCTATACGTAAGCATTACTGGGCTGGGTGGTCTAGTTATTTTTGATGCAGGTATACCTTGTTCTTTTAGTTTTTCTGCAGCCTCATCTCTGTCAGATTTTTCCTTAAAATACATAACAAGATGGCCATTTATAGTTTCAGCAGCTTTTGCACCTATCTTACTTGGGTCTTTTATGTACATGTTTTTTACCTCTTCAAAAGGTTTTGTTTCTGCTGCTTCTTCGTTTAACATTTTTGAATTAGTAGTTAATTTGTTTTCTACTAAGAATTTTTTTAAATTAAAATTTTCCATTTGTTTATAGTTCTATTATTCTAAATAATTTTGTGTTTACTCTTTTTAGCTCGTTCCCTTTTGTTAATAGGATGCAATTTTGATAGTCACTCCACTCTACTTTGAAGTTTGTATCCAATACCCCTCCATTTAAAGACTCGATAAGTCTATTGAGAGAATTGATTGTGTATAGAGTGTTTGATTCTTTTTTTCTATGAACTAGAATGGTATTATCTAAAAAATTAGATACGTTTCCAAATTCTACGTTATAGGTACAAATATATTCGTCTTGGCTCTTTGAATAAAGAACAAATATTTTATTGTATATGATTTTATATTTAGTCTGGATTGTGGTTAGTAATCCATCTAAGTTACTTTCTGTTGAGAAGGTACAAAATAATTTATTTGACATTCCTGTATCTTTGTAATCGTATTCGATATCGTAATCGAATTGTGGCGTATATGAGCTGCTTTGAGTCATTAATAAATAGGATTTTGTTTTACAAAACTAAGTTGGTACTGTATTTGAATTTGATTGGGTACTTCTGTCCCTGGTTCATTATCTGTTCTAACGATTCTAACGTGTCTTTTCCGTCTTCTTTATCGAAATCGAACACAAATGCATCGTAAGTATAAAGCGCTAGCTTGGTTTTCTTTTTTTGAAGAAACATTAACACATCCTTTAAGATAGTGATATTTCTTGAAGTTTCCAAGCTCTGCATCATATAATTCATAAGTTTCTGCGGATGCATGTCAGGAAGTTGTTGTGTAAACCTTTTTCCTGAGATTGGATCTTCTACATAGCCTTGCTCCTGAAATTGCTTCCACAATGTGTCTATGTATGTTTGTATTTTATCAAACACTTCAAGGAAAGCATACTCAGGTGGAATTTTTCCATAAATTGCATGGAAGTTGATTTGTTTTGCTTTTGCATACTCATCCTCAGCTATTTCATCCTTTCCGAAATACAGTCTTGCTAATTGAACGTGAGCTGACTCTTGTGTTAGTTCATATCCTATTTGTTCACATAAAAGACGTAAATGATAACCGTCAAAATCCATTTCTACAAATACATCGTTCTGAGGTATGATTGCTTTTCTAAACTCAGGTGCTTTAGGTATTGCTGCAAAGTTTACAGAGTTGAAAGCATTTGTAGGACGAGAAGTTGTATTATATAAATTATACGAAGTATATGCAATATTATCTTCAATATTATATACCGGATTGTTTGGTTTAAATAAATCTATGAATGATTGGTATGTGATTCTTAATCCAGATCTTTCAATCATAAAGAAAACCAAAGTTGCAGTTTTATTGTAGAACTCAAAACCATTTGGTATTGCATATTGCAATATGGAATTTATACTATTGTAATTTTGTTCACACTTTTCAAATAACTTTGCTATAGGAATAATTGCATTTATTTCTTTAAACTCTTGGAAACGGTTATAATACCAATTACAAGTTGAGTTTGATCTTGGAAGTTCAAGCCTATTGTAATTTGTCATTGAATATAGTAAACTGATGTCTGTAACTGACGGTAATATAAAGTGGTACAGAAGTTCTTTTTTATCTAACGTAAAAAGAGTGGTGTATTCTTTTAAGATGTCGTAGACACAATCTTTACTTAAGTTTAATCCCTCATCATGGGTTATGGGAAGAATATATCCCTCATGATAGTCTAACGGTCTTAGATAAACCGCTACTGTGGTTGTGAGAAGTGGATGATAGTTATCATTTGAAGAAATGACTTCTACGTATCCCCCCCTTGTACCTAAATTTTTTAGAAGTTGTATTTGATCTTCCGTCTCTACTATATAAAACATTTCTTATAACCTTTAGTTTAAATATACGAAAAAAGGCTTACCGAAGCAAGCCTTGTTGTGTTTTATTTTATTTTTTATTATTTTCTCAAATCAAAATTTGCTTTTCGATCATTTTCTAATTGAGTGGCTGCATCAGGTTCGGTAAAGGTCTCTGATGTTAGTTGAGGTTTTTGGGTTGTTGCTGGATCTTCTACTAGGTATTTGTAATCTGTTATGAAAGTTGATATTCCTTTCATTTGGGATTCTAGTGCCTGTATTGTTTTTTTATTTTTAGATTCAGCTCCTTCGTATGGATATTTTCCAAACATTTTATCTTCAGCTGGTCCTTTTACTATCCAATCTACTTCCATGAAGTTTCTGTTAGGAACTTGTTTTTTAGTTTGTAAGTAAGTTGCCTTATCTGTTTCAACTATTTTTTTATTATTTAGATCCTGCACAAAGTACCTTTTTGCTACCCCTTTTTCTTTTTCATTTTGAGTTAGTTTTTTTTGAAAGAACCCTGCAATAGTTGCTCCTAGTATTCCTATGCCTATTACAGCTACTGTATCTCTAAGGTTATTTGTTATCTTTTCTAATTCTATTTCAGTATCCATAGGAGTCCTACCACTATAATACTTACCGTCTGATGTTTTTACGTAAGGTCCCCTGTATGGTTGTTGAGAAAGTTTTTCAGCAAAGGCTCCTAAACTTGCATTTTTAGGCTTTGAATATTTTGCTTCTGGATAGTATGGCATGTTTATGTTTTTTTTAAGCGTACAGGTTTTTATCTTTTTCAATCTTACCCCAGTAGCTGTCAAACTTTTGCTGTCTGTCTGCTAATCCGTTTGTTCCTCCATTTACTCTCTTAGATACTGCTCTTACATTTGCATCCGAACTTCCAGCCTTTGCTAACCCTGTTATTCCTCTTGAAAGGTATTTCCACCAGTAGCATGCTGAGTCTGCTGCAAAATAGTTGGACTCTAGGAGTTTTGAATTATTCATTATATCTGCTTTAGATCCTATAGACTTTAAATAGTTTTGGTATTGTTGGTAATTAGCTCTACCAGTAATTTGAATATATCCTCTTCCTTTAAACTTAACTCCATCACCCTTTTGGGTATTTCCTAAGGCTTTTCTTCCTTCGTAAGCTGCTCCTGATGCAAATTCTTTCTTCCATGCAAAACCTCCTGATTCGTGAGCACATTGTGCAAGGAAGTGAGCTCTTTCTAATGGAGAGGTAATTCCGTACCGTCTCATAGCTTCTACAAGTTCAGTTGGTGGAACCTTTGTTGGTTTAGACATACTTGACTGCCTTTCTACATTAGATTCTCTATTGGCAACATCTCTTGCTGTTATACCAGGTACTTGTCCTGCTGCTGCTACTTCATCGGCATCGGGAAGCTCTGTTGAGTAAAACTGCGTTGTAACAGAAGTTTCCCACTTATTTGAGGAATCTATATTATGTTCAAGACCTGTTATTATATATCCGAACTTGTCTTGATACTTACTTGGAAGTATTCCTGCTCCTATTTTAAATGCCTGCCCTATTATAAATCCACCTATTCCATCTAACTTAAATGAAAGTTCTACAGGAACAAGTCCTGGCATTGCTGCTTTGTTTTGGGTTCTGTATTTTTTTACTACATTTTCAATAGTCCATTCTGCATGCATGGTTTTGATAGATTCCATGTCTTCTTTTTTGTACCCATCATTTGAATTAAATTTCATAAATAGCACCATTACATCTTCTACCCACTTAGCTGTCCTATCTGCTAGTTCTTGTTTAGCATTAGCTGCCGCAGTTTCGGCATCTTTATCTATTGTAGTTTTTACTACTTTTAGTCTATCTATTATTCCTGTATTCCATCTTAATATATTTTCTATATATTCATTTGTACCTGAAGCGCTACCTTGTGCTGCAATGGATATTTGAGATGCTATTTCGTTACTGATCTTACTGCTGATTCCTACATCAGTAAATACACTTCCTATTCCTGCTAAAGTAAATACCGGATGTGTTGCTGCATTTTCTGGTGTGTTGTTTCTATCAATTACTGACCATGTTCCTGCTTCATCTTCTTCATCATAGGCTAGTCCTAGATCGTTAATTCCTCCAAGTGCTGTATTAACTCCCTCAAGAATGCTTTCCGTAATATCATACATACTTTTATTAAACTTTCCATTTTCATCTAAAGCACCATCTAATGTGGATTTTAAATAAGCAAGTGTTATATAGATATTAAGAACGTCCTCTACAACTCCTACAGGTGGAGTTCCGGTGTGTGGAGATGTTACTGATACAAAAGAGGGCTTAGCTAGTACGCAAACTGTTGGATCTATTGAAAAATGTTCAGGACTTGTAAGAAAGGTATTGGACTTTGCATAGTCTGTATTAAACCTAGCAATTACTCTATCTGCAGTTCCTTTTGGCTTAGTAGGATCTACTGGTGATATTAATGTGTTAAATAGATCAAATAATAGTCTTAGCGATATCCAATGCGTTGGAATGTCTGTATCAATAAGTCCTCCCCAACTACCACCATCTAATTGTACATTCTGGTAGTATCCTACATGGTCTGAAAGAAGGCCATTACCAGGAGTTCCTAGTACTTCTTTTATTTTAGAGCTATCGAAACTAGTATCTGTAACTGTAGCCATTTTGTTTATGAAAAAATGGTACATACTTTTACGCTGCTCTTTTCCTGTTTCTGAATCTACTGGTTCAAGTTGAGCTCCTCTTTGTGCTGGATCGAATCTTAGTTGTATAGATTCTAGGATTTCTCCTTGGGATATTATTGAAACGCTGCAGTCATATCCTCCATCAGGTGTATAGCTCCATGAGAAGTTCTTAATATAGCCAATCATCCCCTCGTAGTTATTATCAGCAGATGTTCTTATTTGTTTAATTGAAGCTGCTACATTTGACATCTTTATCCCATTGGAAAAAAAGCCATTAGGTACTGTTTGAATATCTTTTTGAAGAGCTCCACTATTATTAACGTATAGAGAATGTCCCCACTCTAGGAGAACTGTATATCCTGGTCGAAGATATAGCTCCTCCATTAATTCAAAATCCTCCAGAGTCCAACACATAAACTTTACTTCCGCTTCTCTTAGCGTACCGTATGTATTTTTTGACTTTACATTCATAGAAGTTATTCCAGGCATTGGTCTTATTCCTGTACTATCCATTCTATTGTTATAGGCTGCATTTTGATTATACGCTCCTGTAGTATCGATTCCTTTTCGTAATCCTCTAAGTGGGGTTTGTACTCCTCCAAGAAGTACGTTGTATCCTGCTCTTTTACTATCTCCTAAAATTTTAGTAGGATCCATTCCCCCTCTTAGTTGCTTAACTTGTCCAATAGATAGTGTATTCACTGAGGAAGACATTTTTATCCAACCAGTTTTTGAGTTTAGGTATAGTAGGTCTTCGTTTGTTCTTCCAACCTTTTTTTCTATGATCGCCTTCCTAGCTGCAATTTGATCAGCTACTAACGGTGAAACTGACTTGCCATGTGCTGTTGCCATTATCTTGTCTTGTTAACTTGTCTAAATAATTCTAGAGCTCCTTGTATGTCTGTTGGTATTCTCAATTGTACTCCTGGTTCTACTATTAGTGATGCTCTTTCTGAATTATTGGCTGCTGCTATTACCCACCATAGAGTGTAGTCACTGTAAAACTGTTGTGCTAAATTATCATACCTATCCCCTCCTGTAGAGATCACGTAGTAGTCCTGGTCAGATAAAGGAATTTCCGGATAGATAGTATTCATTATGTACTCTACTCCATCTGTAGTTCTTAGCCTTGCTATGTCTCTATATCTGTTTGCCATTTAATTAGTATTTAACAATTTGGAGTTTTTTCTTTTTACTTTCCTCTAAATCTTTTTTATAATCTATACCTATTTGTTCTAGTGTTTTTTTAGGTACTAGTCCATTAGCCTTCATTGCTCTTTCAGAATCTGTCTTTATTCTAGAGTTTTGGGCTGTTCCAGTACTTTCCTGAACTCTTACTGGAACTACTTTTGGAGGTACAAAGTTATCTTTCTTCTCTTTTGGTACTGGTTTTACTTCTTTTTTCTTTTTAGTTTTAACAACTGCTTTATCTTCTTTAGGCTCTTTCATTTCTGTAAAATAAGGATATAATCCTGTTTGAGGGGCAAAGTCGTGAATTGGTTTAAATGATATAGAACATTTTAATAACATTGGTAAACTCTGTACATCATCATCATGATCATTAACCCCTCTTCCTAATTGAATTTCCCAAGGTGCATTTGGATCTAAACTATATTTTACAGAAGTTATTACTCCTGGTATATGGCTAAAGTACGAACCAATTGTTAATCTTGCAAGCGTCCCCCTCATTAGTCCTTTGTCTCCGTAAGTAGGTGCTGTAGCTGATGCTAGATATATCATTTTTCTATACATAGGCATTAGCTCTTCTCTACTTGCTGCTGCAATATTAAACGATACATTTATGTCTCGATCAAATCCTCCATAGGTATAAAAGTTTTCTGCTCTACCATTATACTTGCGTCCTTGCCAATCTGCACTATAGCTATCGTCTATTGAATCAATAAATGCTCGAAAGTGTAAAAACTGTGATCCATCTGGTGTAATTAGTTCAAAGTAAAACTTGGCAAAGTCTTTTCCTATTGAGTCGAGAGAGGTTGTTGATGGTTCTAGGGCATTTAAAACATCCACTCCTGTTCGATCTGGATCTGTAATCCAGTAGTAGTTTGCTTTTTGATTTTTAGCTTTTTGAAAGTCTGTACCTGGTACTCCTAAAAATCCTTGATCTCCAAGCCTAACTCTTTTCTCTTTACGTACGTTGTTTAGGTATGCAATATCTGTATTAACACTATCTTGGTTAAAAGTTCCTACCGTATCCACTTGGGTAACTTCATTAATTGCCCTAGCGTCTGATATGAAGCCGTCTGTATTTGTATCAACTTTAAGGCCAATTTGCTTATCATTTTTAACTGCACCTATATTCTCCTCTGTAAAAGTTCCTGTATATGGATCCTTCTTATTCCACTCTTTTTCTAATTTAGAAGGTGTGAATATTTCAATAGGGTCTGCAGTAGTTAGGTCATGTAGTTCGCCTAGTCGCACAGTTGTATTGTTCTGCTCACTTCCAGAAAGTGCTACTCTTATCGGTGATCCATTTAAGGTATTTTGTATATTCTCTTCAGTTTTTGTTTCTGTATAGGTGGCGTACTGACTGTATCGATCTATACTGTTATTAAAGTTATCTTGCTCTCCTTGAAGCCAAGCTGCATCTCCATAGCCTATTCCTGATGACGCAAGAGTAGTTTCCTTTTGCGAACTATCCAAGGGAAAAATTGGGATAGGTGCTCCAGTCTGTGCATTGTTTATTGAAGTTTTTGCTTCTCTTTTTGTATAGGTATTGTTGTAGGAGTAGGATGCACTTGATACGTTATTTGCTGAATTGGGGGATGCCCAGTCTTTTTGAGCTACTGTGTTTGATCTACTTTTTATAGAGCTTTGTACGCTAGGTGTTCCTGGTGTTGGTGTGGTTTGTACTGCACGTTTTATTGTTGGGCTAAGATCGCCAAATTCTTTTGTTGGTGGGCTACCAAATGTAACAGGTTTTTTGTACCCAAGTGTTATTGGATTTCCTTCAACAGCATTATAGGCACTTAGTCTATTTGCATCATTTTCTGGTAAGGATTTATTTGGTTTTTCATTTGCTGAAAGAGTACCTTCACCAACTGGTTGAACCTTTGAATAGTATGCAAATTTTGGTTCTACAGTAGAGTTACTAGGATTAACTATAGCCCCATTATTTATAGTACTGCCTTGAGTAAAAAATTGGGATTCTACCTTTCCCTCTATAGGTTGTCCTTCTAAAGCTAAAGGTGCTCCTTCAACTCCTCCTGCTCCAAAAAATCTAGTAAACGCATTTGTGTTTCCTGGGTTTGCAGGCTGTAAGTAGGTGTCCGTCCTAAATCCTTTTAGGAAATGGGTTCCTGTACCGTTAATAGGAACCTGTGCTAGAGTTGATCCTACAATCTTAACTGTACCAACAAACGTACCGCCAATTTGCTGTAAGATTGCTCCTGCAACAGATTTTCCACCCTTTATTGCTTTGGACATTTTATCCTCTGCATTTATTTGTTGAAGCAGAGCTTCATTTGCTAAATACTTTAAGCCAGGTTTGCTCGCAAGCATTTGGACAATACGTGACGTATCATCTATTCGCCTAGAAGCTTGTATACCTATTTTATCACTTAAAGGAGGGTTGTTTATGTCCTTAGTGACGTATGGTGTTTCACTTCCATAACGAAGACTTTTAAGGTCTGTTTGGAGATTGATTAGTCCGTTTGCCATTTACTGGTGTATTATTTTGGTGGGTTGTCTGAGTACTTGCTTGGAGTTGCTCCGTCTAAGTCTAAATCAGATGGACTTTGGTCAATATCTGGCTGATCATTTATAGATGATTGAAAATGTAATGTTGATGTGTTTTCAGAACTTGGTATGTTGGATGGTGTAGATCCTTGCAGTCCTAGATTTGATTTTGGTAATAAGTCTATTAGTCCCATATTGTATATTTTTTTAGTTTATTATAAATAGTTTGTTATCAAGGTTATGGAGTATTGCTTTTTACTAAATTTGTATTTTTAATATTAGCAGTTGCTACAACTTTTCCATCTATGTATACTTTTGTACCTTGTTTGGCTATTGCTATTAAAGCATCTAGTTTTGCTGCTACAGCTGAAAGAGATCCTTCATCTGCTTTTCCTTTAGCTTCTCCTGCTGACTTACTCTCTCCTGCCCCAAATAGTGACGCTACCCCTCCTACTACTGCTCCTACACCTGCTATAGCTATTAAAGAAGGTATTGCTAGTGGTCCTGCAATTGCTATTGCTGCAAGTCCTGCTGCTATTCCAAATAGAGCTGGTCCTAGAAGAAGCATTGGACCTATTCCTGCTGTTATTGCAGAGATTAAAGTAACAAATCCATCTACTATAACTGGTATTAATGTTGCTATTCCTGCAAAAACTGATGTGATAACTGTTCCAAATGCTTCTATTCCTGGTGCTGCTAGTCCTAAGGCAAATCCCAATCCTATAGCTGCTACTGTTAGAGCTGCTAAACCTATAGCTCCAAACCCTGTCATCATAGCAGCTCCAAATGAATTTAATGCTGCTCCTAATGCTGTAAGCCCTGGTCCTGCAACGTTTCCAACTGCTGCAAGTATTCCCATTGATACTGCAAAAGCTCCTAATCCTATTGCAACATTTTTCCAATCTTTAACTTTTTCAAGCTCTTGAATTGCTTTTGCAAATATGAAGATACCTACTGCTGCTATAGCCATTGCTGCTGCTGCTTTTATTAACGCTGTTGTGTTAATTTTTGAGAAACTCTCCATCATTCCACCACCTGGCTTTCCTTTTGCTGATTGGGCTAAGTCTTCTGCTTTGTCAGTTTTTCCTGATAAGTTGGTAATCATTTTTCCTTGCGGAGAGTCTTTGCTATATAATTTACCTGATTTAGATTTAACCATATCTCCAGCTCCTCCACTCTTTGCTTTGCTATAGGCATCTCCTAAACTACCTCCAAATGTTTTTAATTTTTCAAGAATGTTGCCTGAAAATAGTGCTTTTGTTGAAGCGAGTAAATCTTTTGTGCCTTTTATGGCTGTACCGAAGAAAGATGCTACTGCCTTTCCTGCAAATGCTGCTGTAAGTGCAACTACTACCGGGAGTAATAGATACGTTTTATCTAGAAGTTTTACAACGAATCCTATTATTCCTCCTACAACTGCAAGCATTTTAGCAAGTATGTCAACAACTGGTTCTATTACGTCCAGTAAAGGAGCAAATGCTTGAAAGATTTTATCCATTACCTTTGCCATTTTTTCTTGAACAGCCATTCTTCTCATATCTGAAGCCTCTACTCCTGCTGCTGCTGCAGCCTGTTCTTCAGTCATATCTAAGTCAAGAGCTTTGTTATATGCTATCTTTGCTAGTTGATCTTTGGTTAGTCCTAATGCTTTTGCATATGCATCTTGCTGAATTCTGTTCATTTTACCGAATTCTGATATAGATGATGAGTTTTTAAATATTTCATCACCTACTTCTGCTACCTTATTACTTAGTGCAAGTTCTCTAGCTTTTTCTAAGTTAAGATCCTTTCCTATTAATAGCTCTGCTTCTAGTTCGTTTGAGATTGATGATTGAAAGTCTACTAATGAGTCTGAGATGTTATCTAGATCTTTTAGTGTTAGTCCAAGTCTTGCGGCTGATGCGGCTGCTTTAACCAAAGCTGTTCCACTGTTGCCTAGTGATAGTTTCATACTATCTGATGCACTGGCTGCATCTCTAAGAGCTACTCCTTGACTTACTGCTGATCTGTTTGATTTATTAAAATTACTAACTACAGAGACCATACTAGTAGACATGCCTTTAATGTCCTTACCTCCAGTTTGTGCCATCAATGCTAGTCCTCCAGCCTCTTCAGCTGAAAGTCCCATTGTATTTTTTAACTCTGCAGCACCTGCCATTACCTTGGGACTAAATACATTTTGGGCATTTAATCCCATTTGTTTTGTTAGTTCTCCTGCTACTTTAAGAACATCCACTGTGTCTGCTAAGGCAAAGTTGGCTCCTGCCATTGCATCACCATTTTGACCTGAAAGTCTGGAAAGTTCTACACTTTCTTTGTTTACATCTAGGAATGCATTGTAAATTTTACCCATTAAGTAAAGAGGATCTAACATTCCCTTTCCTATGGCTTTTCCTGTTAGCATTGCTCCCTTCGCTGCAAACATAAATCTTTGGCCAAACCCTAATGCTTTTCCATCATTTAGCTCAATAGCCTGTCGAACTTGGTTTCGTAGTTTATTGTCTATATCGTCTAACTGGTTTGAGATATGTCCCATTCCCATTTTAGATGCTATACTAGATGCTGCTGATAGAGCTACTCCTGTTAGTCCAAAGGTTTTTGTTACCTCTTTTTCTAACTTATACCTTTTTTCCGTTAGCTCTACAATCTTCTGGTAGGAATCTTTTTGATTCTTGTATGCTCCAATTATTTCATTTTCATCAAAGAGTTGCTTTAGTCGTAGCTGACCTACTTTTGTTCTATTTTGGAGTTCTGCTGCTTCCAGCTGTCTCTTCTCCTTTCTATTGGCAGTTAGCTTGTCCTGTATACTCATACTCCCTGCTAGGTTTTCTGCCTCTATTCTAAAGTTTTCAAGCTTTATTCTAGCTTCTTTATTAAGCTGCTGCAATCTCCTCTCGCTTAAGGCATCTAATTCCCTCTCTTCATCTATAATCTGCTGACCTATATTAATAATGCCACTCATGGCTTTCTTAGCACGTTGAATTCCTCCATGCTGTTTTTCCATAGAATCTGCTATTGCTCGTGCAAGGTCTAAGCTATCTCTTAGTTCAGCATTAAAGCTAGAAGCCCCTCTGGTAAGCTTATTTACCTGACCCTCCATTGCTTCTAAAAGATCTGACATACCTTTCCCAGACTTAGTTGCCTGGTCAAAAGCAGCTTTGAATGCGCTCGTATCTTTATTTAGCGCTATGAGTTTTCGTTGTAGTCTGTCAAACTCTTGTCCGTCTTGGCTTGCCATTGTAGTGTATTTTTATATAAATAGGCAAAGCTTCTATTATCTAGAAGCTTTTGTGCTATAATCAGGTGCTTTAATGTGTCCATTTTGCAATATACTACCTTGTCCTGATTGTTTTTCTTGTGCTTTATTTTGTTTTTCGAAATGCTCTATTAAGCTTCTATGGGTAAATCTTCTTAGCCATATAGGAAATTCGTATAATGTTTCAAATGAATATCCTCCATTACCATGAAATACTATATCGTGAAGTTGAGCAAAAAGCGCTGCTCTATACTCCGGCGTCAGGCCAAAGAAATGTAACCCCAATAGGAATATCAACCCCTCCTTCTGGTCCGTCTTCTGGGAAGAATCTTAAATCGACATCTGGTTGTACTGTTTTTATATACTCTCTTAAAGCTCTTGAATCTCTTGCAAGTAAGAAGTTGTCCACAAAATCTCTAATAGTTTTAGGTTCTGAGTTACCTTCTACTGAAGTTATCATTCTTTTTAGTCTAGTAGATAGTTCAGCTGATGAGTCTTTATTTAATCTTTTCAATCCTTTTACTTCTTGGTTAATGAGAGTTTCATCTCCATGAGTAAGTAGCTTAAATGTAATATCTGTATTTGTGGATGGTGTTGTAAAGAAGAATTCATTTTTACCACCTTGTAATAGAGTGTAGTCAATATCTTTATTACGTATCTCTGAAAGATCTACTGTTTCTGTTTCTCCTTTATACTCAAACTCGTAATCCTTTCCATATCCTAATACTCGAGAAGCAATTAAGATTGCATTTTTATCTCCTACTAAAAGATCTCCATAATTAATTGGAGTTACAATAAGAGATTGTAATAGTTTGTCAATAACTACTCCTTGTTGAATATAATTCTGATTAGTTAGAATATCTTCTTCACGAGCTGTCATATACTTCATTTCAATAGTACCTGCTGCTAGTGCTGAGTCTTTTGGATATAGTAATCCTTTTGATGGTAATTCTACCATTTCGGTAGGAAATTTTTGCTTTTGTTCCATAAATTTTATTTGTTAGTAACTTTTTCTATATATAAATATACACATAAAACTTTTTTAAAACAACAAAGCCTGACGATTGCCAGGCTTGTTTATTTTTATTTGTGTTGGATCAATAATTGAGAACACAATAATCCATTGCAATTGAAATTCCTATCTCTACTACTCCATCAGCAGAAGTCCAGTCAAATTGTCCAAAATCTCCTTTTGTTAAGAAAGCTCCTTTGATAATCCATTCCCCTACGATATCTCCTACAGGACCTAGAATGTTAAGAGTTAAATCTTTTTTATAGAAATCTGAATAACCAGCTCTACCTGTTACTGATTCGTATCCTAAACGAGCCCATTCCATTACTGCTTGTGCTCCTGAAGGTGTGATTGGTGAGTATAGGGTCATATCCATATTTTCCCAGTTTCTTTTTCCTCTTATTTTTCTGTAAGAGTTGATGTGATCAAGTTTGATCTCTGAATCTGTGAAGTTTGGTGCTTTCACGTTTTTAATCATGAATGCTGGAATGTTGTCTATATACATTACGAACCTGTGTTGAACCATTGGTTCGAAGGCTCTGAACATTATTTCGTTTGGATCTAATACTGCCATTTTATTTTATTTATTTTATTATAAATATCTTTGTTTATAAATTATGAGAAAGTAGCTCCAGTTGGTTCGATTGTGAAATCTAATACTACAAATTCAACTGTTTTAGCTGGTTGAATAAATATTTGACCTATCAATTGGTTTCTATCTACAACATCTGCTGTGTTGTTGCTATCATCCATTACTACTCTGTAAGCATAAAGACCTTGTCTTTGTACTACTGATTCTAAGTAAGGATTTACCGTTGCTAAGAACTTGTTTCTAGTTGAGATAGTATTCTGTTCAAATACTAAGTTACGAGCTTGATCACCAATAAATTTCTTAAGTTCGATTAACAATCTTCTTACATTTACTCTATCCAATGCTGATGCTTTGCTTTGTAGAGTTTTTTGTCCGAATACTGAAATACCTGATCCTGGGAATGTTGCAATTGGGTTAACTTTGGCTGAGTAAAGTGTGTCTCTATCTCCTTTAGTTAGTTTTCTTTCTGCTTGAATTACTCCTCCAATTCCTCCTCTTACAAGTCCTGCTGGTGCAAACCATGGTGCTGATGAAGCATCTGTGAATGCATATACTCCTGGAATTACTGTTCCTGCTGGAACGTACTCGTTTCTACCCGTAGCTGATTGGATTTGTAACCAAGGCCAGTAAGTTGCTGCGTATGAACTGTTCAATGTAGCTGCTTGTCCTGTTACATCACTTACCAATGATCCTGTTTTTACTAAATCTACTACTGCAATACAATCTCCTCTACTTTCTGCTAATACAATGAAAGAGCTGATAGTAGAAGTAAATCCTGCATTATTAATTAATCCTGGTGTAGATACTATGTTGAACTGGTAGTCATCTTTGTTTGACAATAATGATAATGCAGTTGTGTAGCTTGCAGGTATTAATCCTTGCGACTCTCCTGAAGTAGTTCCAATTGCTCCAAAATAACTAGCTCCTGATTTAGGTGCTCCGGTTGCATTGTAGAATGCTCCTGATGCTATTCTTGGTATATATGTTGAGAATAGGTTACCAGCTGCATCTCTATTAACTGTTATTCCATCATTACCTAGGTAGTTTGGAGTTGATAATGCTAGCGAAGATACTCTAATATAGTTTGATCTGTTAGGGAATGTTCCGTTTAAGTAAGTGTATGATGTTCCTGTTGAAGAATCTGTACCTACTGTTACGTATTGGTTACCAATTATTCTTTCAATGTAGTTATCTGAATTTGGATCAAGATTTACATTAAATGTTTCTAGGATTGTTTTATTATTTGTATTATCATCTCCTTGTCTTACAATTATTGTAAATGTTCCTAATGCAGTATTAGTATTTTGAATTTCCCATCTTATATTATCTACTGAACCTGATACCAATGATCCGTCTGAGTTTTGTGCTCCTGGAGATGCTGATCCTGTTGCGTTGTTGTAAAGAACTCCTTTTCCTAGTGTTGTTAAAGTAAACGGTACTTGATCTGTACCACCTGCTAAAGTTGCTAAAGTAAAGTTTGGTGTTCCACCTGCAATAGATCCTGTTGAGAAAGTTAGTGTATTATATGGTGTTCCTCCTAATGATGCTGTTAATTGTAGTGCTGTTGCAGTACCTGATGCTGAGACTGGTAGATAAGTTGGGTATAGGTTTATCTCGTTGACTAAATTTGTAATTGTGGCTGCTATTGTTGATCCAGTTGCAAAATAAAACACTCCGTTAGAAGGTGAATCTCCTGGTGATGATCCAGTGGCAGTAAATGTGTAAGTGGTTCCTGCATACGATATTGCATACTGTTGACCATCCGCTGATTGTGATGCAAATGTTCCTGAACCTGTTGCTTTGTTTAATCCTGTAAACAGATTAGTTGAAACTGCTCCTGTATAAGATCCTGATATAACTTTTGTTACTAAAGCTGTTTGACCACCATTTTGAAAATAGTTTTTAACTGCTACTGAAGTAAGGAATTCGTATGAAGTAGAACTTGATAAAAAGGTTTCTCCAAACTTTCTTACGTAGTCACTATAGGATGTAACGATAAGAGGCTGGTTATCCGGTCCCTTTACTGTTGGTCCAACAAATGCTGCTCCTGCCTGGATTGGTGCTGGTGTGATAAAAGAGATATCGTTTTCTCTTGTATATACTCCTGGAGAGATAATTGATTCTGCCATGTTTTTATAATTTGTTTTTTAATTTATTATAAATATACTACGGTTTTGGGAAACCGTCCTATAGTGTTAGGTTCTATATTCTGTTATAAATAGTAACCAACTATCAAAACCGTTCTGCAGGTTGTTAGTTTAAGGGAGTAAATTCTCCTGTCTCAATATTAACTGATCCTTTTCCAAAAATGTCTTCAAGTTCCTGTGCTATGGTTTGTTGCTCCTCTAGAAGATCCTCAAAGTATTTATGTGCAGTTTGCTGTCTTTTTTTTAATTGTAATTTTAGGATTTCAATTTCTCCTAGTTCTTGTACAACTGATTGATTCTTTTGTTGAATGCTTTTAATTTGTTGTAACTGTTGTTGTGATAACTTTTTTGTTTTCATTCCTATTCCTATTGTTTAGTTTATAATATTCTTATTTTATAGAGCTACTCATTTATTTTAGCAATATAATCATTAATTGCATTTATTCTTTGTGCATCAACTTCAAAACCTGTCATAGAATTTAAAGATACGATTCTTAGTACATGTTGAAAATCACTAAAGTATTGGCTATTTGACTTTATCCATAAAGTAACAGTTACAAAATATGCAGCATCACCTTCAGGTATTTCAGGTAAAGGGATATCTGTATCATATATTATTTTATCTGAATATACAGCTGGGATTGTTATTAGATCTAAAAAGTTTCCATTTTCATCTAATATGTTTTCTGTTCTTTCGGCTTCTAATATTTCAAATCCTTTTGGCTTTATTGGTGTCTCTGCACCATATAAATAATTTGCTAATATAAATTTTTCCATTTTTTTAATTATAATATTGACAATAAATTATTCCAGGTGTTCCATTACCACCAACAAATGTTGCACTCTTTCCACCACTACCTCCTGCTCCAAAACCAGTTCCAATTGAACCTGTTTTTGAAGTAATAACGGATGGTCCACCATTACCCCATCCTTTTGGACTATTACCTCCTGCTCCTGTTGGGACGTTAATCGATACAGCACCACTACTTTGTCCGTTTTGTCCTGGTATGTTTATATCTCCATCTGTTCCAGTTCCCCCTATACCTCCTATGGACGATGCGGCACCAATTCCAAAACCTCCTCCAGTAGCTGTATAAGTAGTTAATCCAATAATTAAAGTAGTTGAAGTTCCTGCTGTTCCATTAGCTGCAGAAGCACCACCTGAACCACTTGCTCCAATGTTACAAGTATAGGTTGTACTTGCTGTCAATCCAGTTAGTTTTTCATAAACATAGCCACCACCACCACCACCAGCGCCACTTCCTCCTGATCCATTTCCTCCTCCGCCACCACCTCCGCCTCCAACTAATTCTACAATATATACAGTTGCTGTTGTAGTATCGGCCGGTGTGGTAAATGATGTTCCTGATGTAACTATTATGTTTCCTGTTTCACCTGGTCTTACTCCGTTTACTAGTAATGACCCTGATACTAATAATGAACCTGTTATAACTGCTGATCCTGAGAATGGGAATCCGTTTTTGCTTTCTCCTGCATTTAGTGCATAAGAAGCAGTTGTTGCAAAAGATGAGCTAACGGCTCTTGAGGAACTTACTGCAAAAGATGCACTTACTGCAAAAGATGCACTTACTGCAAAAGATGCACTTAGTGCAGGATTAGCACTTGTAAAAATTGATCCTGTTATGTAGGAAGCTGTTCCGAATAAAGAACCTGTTATTGAACCGCTTACTTTTAATGATCCTGTTATTTGTACTTGAGATCCTGATGCAAAGATAAGGTTTGATCTAAAACCAGTAGATGTTCCGTTTCCATGAATAAAGGCCGATTGCGCTGATGATGTTATATTATATTGACCCTGTACATGTTGAAAGTCTCCTTTTGCTATTGTACCTATTCCTTCTGCGTGTGAGCCTGTTCCTAGAGCTGTATTTGGAACATTTACTGCATCGTAATAAATACTCTGTAAAGGATTGGTAGTAAAATTAAAATATGTAGTTCCGTTAGAACCTAGATTAGGATCGTAGTTAGAAGATGATATTATTGCAGAAGCATATTGGCTAAGATTTGGTGTAATAGTAGTAGAACCACTAGTTAGTATTAATGAAGTTATTGTAAAAGGTGCTGCTGGGAATCCAGATGTTCTGTTATCGTCTGCTTCAATTATTGTTGTTGTGGCTAAATTAACAGTTGGAAGAGATATACCATTCACAACCATAGATGTTACAGTAGAAATATTCATAGATGTTCCTAAACCAACACCTCCTCCTTCTGCGTGTGAAAATTGACCTGATGCTATGTTTCCTTCTGTTCCTTGAGTAAGAGAACCTGTTATCCTTACTGGACCTGTTACTGTTAATCCTGATCCTGATACTAATAATGAACCTGTTATAACTGCTGATCCTGAGAATGGGAATCCGTTTTTGCTTTCTCCTGCATTTAGTGCATAAGAAGCAGTTGTTGCAAAAGATGCACTTACTGCAAAAGATGCACTTACTGCAAAAGATGCACTTACTGCAAAAGATGCACTTAGTGCAGGATTAGCACTTGTAAAAATTGATCCTGTTATAAAAGAAGCTGTTAATGCATATGAGGCACTTAAGGCAGGATTAGCACTTGTAAATATTGAACCTGTTACAAAAGAAGCTGTTAATGCATTTGATGCACTTAATGCTCTATTTGTACTTGTAAATATTGATCCTGTTATAAAAGAAGCTGTTAATGCATTTGATGCACTTAATGCTCTATTTGTACTTGTAAATATTGATCCTGTTATAAAAGAAGCTGTTCCGAATAAAGAACCTGTTATTGAACCACTTACTCTTAATGAACCTGTTATCTGAACTTGTGAACCAGAAGTAAATATTAAATTTGATCTATTAATGTCTGATGTACCGTTTCCATGAATAAACGCTCCAGCTACTGATGATGTTATGTTGAATTGACCTTGAGCGTGTTGGTAGTTCCCTAAAGCTACTGTACCAAATCCTTCTGCGTGAGACCCTATACCTTGTGCTTTTGTTCCTACTCCCTCTACGTGTGAACCATAACCTGATGCAGTGTTTACAACTACCCCAGTAGGATCATAATAGGTTGACTGTAGTGGTGGATTAAAAAAAAACTGAGTCAAGTCATTGAAGGCATCGTATGTTGCAGAAGTTATTATAGGAGTTGGAGGAAATTTACTGAGGTCTACTGTGTACTCGTAATTACTATTTTGTAGGTGTAAGGAATTTAATGTAAAAGGTACTACCAGACTACTACTATAATCTCCAGTTACAGTTATACTAGTGGGCTCTATATAAAGATTTATATCAGAAGTACTATTGAAGTCGAGGCCTGCAAATTCAATATAAGTAATAGTATTAAGGGGTATTGGGTTTGTAAAGTTTTCATAATTTGTTACACCTTCTGCATGTGATGCAAATCCTGATGCTATTGTGCTCTCTCCTTCTGCATGTGAAGAGGATCCTGATGCTATTGTATTTGCTCCTTCTGCATGTGAGTATTGTCCTGATGCTGATGTAAAAAATCCTTCTGCATGTGAGAATTGTCCTGATGCTATGTTTCCTGCTATTCCTTGAGTAAGAGGCCCTGTTATCTGCTGAGATCCAGAAACAATAACTGTTCCTATTAAAGTCTGAGTATCGTTGGTTGCATCTCCAAATTGATTTGAACCTGAGGAGTATATTACCGAGGCTGATTCAAATGTTACGTTTAGGTATGCGATTGAAGCAGTTCCTGCTATTGTTAAATTTCCATTAATGGTTCCTCCAGTTAAAGGAAGATATAGTGGTGCAAAAGATGCTGTTAATGCATTAGATGCACTTAGTGCATATGAGGCACTTAAGGCAGGATTAGCACTTGTATGTATTAGTCCGTTTACATAAGATGCAGTTTGTGCTGTTACAATGTATGATGCTGTTAATGCATTTGATGCACTTAAGGCTCTATTTGTACTTGTAAATATTGAACCTGTTACAAAAGAAGCACTTTGTGCTGTTATAATGTAAGATGCTGTTAATGCATTTGATGCACTTAATGCATATGAGGCACTTAAGGCAGGATTAGCACTTGTAAATATTGAACCTGTTACAAAAGAAGCTGTTCCGAATAGAGATCCTGTTATTGAACCGTTTACTTTTAATGATCCTGTTATTTCAACTACAGAATCGTATGCATATATTAAGTTTGATCGAGCTACATCTGCTGTTCCGTTTCCATGAATAAAAGCTCCTGCTACTGATGATGAAATACTAAACTGACCTTGTACGTGTTGATAGTCTCCTGATGCTATTGTATAGTATCCTTCTGCATGTGAAGAAATTCCTGATGCTAGTGTGGAAGTTCCTTCTGCGTGTGAATAAGATCCTGATGATGTTGTGCTGTCCCTTCTGCATGTGAAGAAATTCCTGATGCTAGTGTAGATTGTCCTTCTGCATGTGAACCTGCTCCTGATGCTGTTCCACCAGCTTCATCTACCCAGTCGTCTCCATCAAAATATCGACCTCCCCCTTCTGCATGGGAATAGTATCCGCTTGCAGCAGCTACATTTCCTTCTGCATGTGATGCATATCCTGATGCTATTGTGCTCTCTCCTTCGGCATGTGAATAGTCTCCTGATGCTATTGTATTAGACCCCTCTGCATGTGAAGAAATTCCTGATGCTAGTGTAGATTGTCCTTCTGCATGTGAGTAGTCTCCTTGTGCTGTTGCGCTACTTCCTTCTGCATGTGAAGATTGGCCTGATGCTAGTGTAGATTGGCCTTCTGCATGTGAGTAGACTCCATATGCCACTGTAATATTTCCTTCTGCATGTGCACTTTTTCCTGATGCTGTTGTACCCTTTCCTTCTGCATGTGAACCTGCTCCTGATGCTGTTCCACCAGCTTCATCTACCCAGTCGTCTCCATCAAAATATCGACCTCCCCCTTCTGCATGGGAATAGTATCCGCTTGCAGCAGCTTCATATCCCTCTGCATGTGAATAAGGTCCTGATGCTGATGTATCAATTCCTTCTGCATGTGAGGCTTCTCCAGATGCTAGTGTAGATTGTCCTTCTGCATGTGAACCATATCCTGATGCTACTGTATTATCTCCTTCTGCATGTGAGTAGTTTCCTGATGCTATTGTATTTGCTCCTTCTGCATGGGAAGCTGTTGCTGATGCTATATTTCCTGGAGATCCTTGAGTAAAAGATCCTGGTATGTATAAAGAAGAGGTTGTAAACGTAGCTTGATTAACTCCGTCCACAGTAATTGTTATAGCGCTTTGGCTGAGTTGGTTAAAACCGTTAGGGATTTTGCCTATAAAATTCATTGTTCTTTATTTTTTTTAACTAATTTCTAATACTGATACAACTACGTCTGCTGAAGTGGCTGCTGAAGATACTACTGTTAGGTTGTCTAAGGCACTCATTACTACTTTCTGTTCACCTCCTACTAATACAAGACTTCCATTCGCAGGTACATTAGCATTCTTAACCAAATATACTGTTTTACTTTGTGAATTGCTCGTTAGGGTTACGCTAACATTGATATTGGATGTTATTACATTAGCAACACTCATTCCTATTACTGTGGTAGAGGTAGCTGCAGGTACTGTATAAACTATGACGTTTGATGTACCAATTGATCCGCTTATGCTATTTTTAAATATATTTGCCATTTTATTTTATTTTATTTTTTATCCCAAAGCAATAGCATATGCTAAAGCTGTATCTAATACATTTACTCCGTTTACATTAACCTGTCCTCCAGATACATTTATACTACCAGTTATTATAGTGCTACCTGATACTAGTAATGATCCTGTTATTATAGCTGATCCTGAGAATGGAAAAGTTGGTCTTCCACTTAATGCAAAAGATGCTGTTAGAGCATAAGAAGCACTTAGTGTAGGATTAGCACTTGTAAATATTGATCCTGTTACATAAGAGGCTGTTAGTGAATTTACTGCTTGAGAAGCACTTAAAGCGTAAGATGCACTAATAGAGTAGGAGCTTGATACTGCTTGAGAAGCACTTATTGCATAAGATGCACTAGTGGCATATGAACTTGATACTGATTGTAAAACATAAGAAGCTGTTAGAGCATAAGAAGCACTTAGTGCAGGATTACTATTTGTAAAAATTGAGCCTGTTACGTAAGAGGCTGTTAGTGAATTTACTGCTTGAGAAGCACTTAATGCATAAGATGCACTTTCTGCTTGCGATGAACTAACACTATAAGAAGCACTTAAAGCGTAAGAGCTTGATGCTGCTTGAGAAGCACTTAATGCATAAGATGCACTAGTAGCGTAAGATGAACTTAAAGCGTAAGATGAACTTAAAGCGTAAGATGAACTTAAAGCGTACGAAGCACTTAGTGCAGGGTTAGCACTACTAAATATTGAACCTGTTACATAAGATGCTGTTCCAGATAAAGAACCTGTAAAGGATGTAGCTGTTACATTACTATTAACTCGAAGACCACCTTGTTCTGATATAGAGGCTGATACTGAACCAGATACTATTTGTGATAGGTTTAAGCCTACTATTCCTGACGCAGGGATATTGTATAAGCCTGCTCCTGATCCTGAGAATGATCCTGTTATGCCTCCTGTAGCAAGTATAGATCCTGATAGTATTTGATTTCCTATAAAGGTATTTGAACCTGTAGTTGCAAATGATCCAGATTTAGCTGTAAAGATTGGATCTGTTTCTGCAAAATAGGAAGCTGTTAATGCGTAGGATGCAGTTGTACTATTATTAGAATAGGAACTTGATATAGATTTTGAACTTGAAACAGCCCACGATGCTGTACCAAATAATGAACCTGTTATTCCTTGAGATACGCTTAGTGATCCTGTAATTAGCAACGAACCTGATATAACGGCGGATCCTGTATATGGAAAAGTTGAAACTACTGTAACTGTTGTTGTATTTCCAGTTCCAGATGCTACTACTCCTGCTCCTACAAAGTTAAGTGTTGTTACTGTAGAGGAAAGAGTTGATCCCTCATCTTTTGTTACTATTGTAGTTCCTCCACCTTCTCCTATAAAATAGGAAGCTGTTAATGCATTTACTGCCCAAGATGCTGTTGCTATCTGTTTACCCTGTATTGGTTGTAATGCCATATCTTATGTAAATTTACCTACCATTATTATTTGGTCTGTGCTATCTAATGTATATCCTAAATTTGAAAAAGTTATAACAATGTTTGCTCCTGACTGAGCTGTTGCTCTGTTGTTTGCAGGTATAAATATTCCATTTATGTAAACTTGAAAGTCTTCTTCTCCTACAGAAGCAAAGTTTGTTGGTGCTGTTGCTATTGTTTTTACTAAGAACGTAGCAGTTGTGCTTGCTACTGTGTCTGCTAATGCTGTATTAGTTAGTCCTACGTATAGTATCTGTTCTGCTGTCATACCTGATTCTCCTTTTATTATTACTTGTCCCGTTGATAGTGGTTGATCATAAAACCTAGTTGCAGACCTTCTTACAGGTTCTAATGCTTTTTGTGTAAGAGATTGAATATCTCCTGCTGTTTCTATTCCAAAACTAACTGCTGCTTTAGAAAAGAATTTATTTGGATTAGCTACTGATGTATTTATTGCATCTGAAACTATGTATCCTGCTATTTTTATTTGAAAAGAAGTTTTTACTGTACGATCTCCTCCATCTATTAGCTCAGTTGTTGTTGAATAGTTATCAATAGAGGCTCTAAACTTAAATCTTTCAGGATCTCCCCAGTAAGAATCCGATGCAAAGTTAACAGATTCTATTATTTTATTCATTTGTTCTACGTATTCTGTAAAAATTACGCAGGTATATACTAGATTTACGTAGTCTGGCATGATAACTCCGTAGTATTCTTTGACTGGAACTCTGTTATTTACAGTAGAAAAGTGATCATAGACGTTCTTTTTTGAGTATTTTTTCTCAAAAACACCAAAGTGAATTGGGTTATTTGCGTCCATTTTTTTGCCTAAAGTCCTGTTTTTCTCTATAGAATCACGTTTTACCATGATAAGAGGAGTCTGAATCTTACCGTTATTGTCTCTGTAAAATCCGTCTTTTTGCATAGAAGCCCACCTTTCAGGTGATCCGTATAGTATTGGTACGTTTACTTTTAAGCTGTTTTGGATTACTGATGGTCTGATTACATTATTGAAGTAGTAGAAGATTGATTCGTCTACGTCTTTTAGTCCTACTGAGAATTGCTTTACGTCATCTCCTTTAACACTTTTCTGATTCTCTCTTCTTTTGTTAGCAGGTACAGGAGCTTTGCCTTGATTCAAATAAGGTTCAATGGTCTCTTGAGAAAGTTCTACTTGAGATTTTGGTATAGGTTTTCTAGTTAATGCCATTAAATTCTTTGTTTAAGTAATCCTACTTTGTCTGCTCTTGTTAAGTGGCAGATACAAATAATTGAAAGTGTTCCTCCAAAGTTTGGTCCGTAAGTAGTCAGTGCATAGTTCTCGTCTTTTCCTAGGAATAACTGGTTCTCCGTGGTGTTATCTACTTCATAGTAATCCTCATTCCACTGCACTATATCTCCTACCTCAGGGAAGGTATTTGCGTCTAATAAATCCTGTCTTAGAAATTTAAAGCTTACAGCTCTTATTGAGTCTACTCCGAAGTCGTCTACTGTTGTTTGTTGATCTCCTGTATCGATTAAACAGTTTAATTTTATTGGAGACCAGAATAATTTATCTTGAGCCTCTCCGTATATGTTTGCTGTAGTTTGTTCCAAAGATATTTTATGGTATAGAACTTCCTGCTCTATTATATCCGATAATAGCTCTCTGTTTATTCCTACAAATAATTTAAAATCGTTTTGGCTTCCAAATATCATTATTCTATTTTTTCAATTGACTTAATTGAGATCTCTACCTTTTTAATATTTGGTACTAATTTAAAAGTGTCTTTTTTTAATTTTTCAAATACGACTGGTCCTGGTTTTGCTGTAAGTATTTTTACTTTTAGGATTACTATCCTAGTACTCTCATTTGAATCTACTGCTGATACCCTTGTTACTCCAGGCATAGCTCTTACAAAGTCAGCTACTTCAGATGCTGTTATTTCATCTGTGTGACCTACTCGAACCAATCCTTGGTACATTGTGAATGTTACTTCACTTATTAAATTTTTTACTTTCATTATCCTACAAATATTACCATTGGAACTTGTTTCAGTGTATCTTGTAAAAAGTTTGCTTCTTGAGACTTTCTTTCTAATTGTGATACTCTTGATGTCTTTTCTAACATATCTCTTAAGTTAGTAATTAATGCTTCTTTTTCCGACCGTGAATCTGCTAACAGGTCTTGTTGGTTTAAAGTTGCTTCTGAGCCAGGAACTGGTACTGTTGTGTACTTGCCCCTAACATACGCTAATGATTCTTTTGCAAGAGCCAAAGCATATTTATAAATCCACTGTCTTCCCATTGGATTAACTGCACTATATGTTGGATTTTCATAAGGTACGTTCGATATATTTGTAATAGATCCTCCTACTCCTCCTGGAGTTGAAGCTGAGTCATCTAATAGTTGCTTGTCTGTTAGCTTATAGTATTCGAACCAAATTAATCCAGCTGATTTTGGAGTTGGGAAAAGTCTTAGTTTATTATTATGTACTTCAAAAGAGTATGCTGATTTTCTTACTTGGTCATTAAACTCTATTGCTTGTACTTTTAGTAAGTCATAAGAGATTGGCATAAGAAGGAAGTTTACCCCTGGTGAGAATGAACCAAAATCAAATGCATCCATAAGAGATTGAATACCTGTTCCAGTTCCTGCGTAAGGGTCAAAGTATCTCATGATAGCAGGTGGTGCTTCGTAGTACACTTTTCGTATTTCTATACCTCCTGTTATTCCCTCAGCTTTTGCCCATGCGTTAAGATCGTACTCTTGTATGCTTGAAGAAACATTTATGTACCCTTTATTTAACGTGACGTTTCCTCCTACTCCGGCTTCTGTTCCATATGCTGAGGTTATTCTGATTACGTTTTGAAGACTTGGAGTTATTACCGCTTCGTTTAAAGGATTGTTTATATCTCCTCCTTCTAACGATATGTAATTTTGAACTGCAAGAGCTTGGTACACTTCGTTACCATAAGTGGTAAGTGCTTCTTCAAAGCAAGCATATAAAGATCCTGATGTTAGTTCTACATCCATTAAAGGATATCCTAAACGTATTGCACAGAATTTTGCTACTTTATCGGCTTCTGATTGAAAGGATGTATCACTATCGTAGAATCCAAATGGAGTTTGGCCTGCTTTAAAAGTAGAACTGCCATTCCATATTTGTATGTTAGCCATGTTATTTGTTTATTTTTATTATAAATATCAACCTATTTCAATAGCTAGTATTTTTGTAGAATTAACCTACTCCTTGCGATCCTAGCCTTCTTACTACTGATGTTCCTTCTGATCCTGTTGTTAGCCAACCTGTTGTTGTACCTGTTAAGGTACTATTAGGTCCTGCAAACCATGTCCATGGTCCTGATCCTGAGGTTGCTGTTGAATTTACAACGTCTAGGTAATCTGACATTACTAATCCTGCTGGTGATTTACTTAGTGAGCCACCAGTAAGATAAACTCGATTACCTGGTGTTCCTTTAACATCAAAATGTCCTACAGTTTGAGTAGTACCTGTAGCTAGAGACATTGTATGAGCTGAAGTTCCTGTGTCTCTTAGGTTTGTAAATGTATTACTTCCTTGAAAATGGTTAATGCCATTTGATGATCCTCTAGCAAAAACTACTTCGCCGTATGTTGGACTACCTCCACTAAAAGTAACAGCACTATTAGATGTATTGCTCATCTTTATAGTAGTATTAGGAAGATATATAGTAGAAGTAGTTGGAATAATCCAAGCTGAACCTGTTCCTGTTACTGTTATTGTATTAACAGTAGAACTACTAATATTACAGTTACCTAATACATTTAAGGAACCTATACTTAGAATATTCATATTTGATGCTGATAGAAATCCTTCAATAGTTATTGATCCTGATGATGAGAAGTTGTCTAACAAGCTTTGAGTATATGGGGACTCTACTTTAATGGACTTTGTGAAAACCTTACCAGCTGTTTTTATAGTTCCATTACCATTGAATACTAAATCTGGAGTGGATGTTATGTCTGTAACAGTTCCTAGTGTTAGGCTTCCTGATATATTGAGAGTTTGGTTATTTGTATTATTCCAGTTTGCTCTAGTAGTAGATATAAATAGTAGATTTGATATAGCTGCCGATAAAAAGGATAGTTGAAATGGTGATGTACTGTTTACAAAAACATTAGGTTTACCACTAGTGCCTAATGAAGCAGTAATAGGGCCTGTTCCTGTTCCTCCTATATAGAGATTGGTTGAGTAAAAAGTTGGACTAAATTCAATTGATCTTGATGTAGCTGAACTTCCACTAATAAGTATGTTAGTTATGCTTGATGTATATTGTACGGGTGCAAAATTAAGCAGTGAACCAGTTCCTAGATAGTGTAGGCTTGTTGCTGATATTTTGTTTGATGAAGCTCCTTGTGCTAATATGGAGCCAACATATATATTGTTTGAGGCAGATAGTTCTGCGTTTTCTAACGTAAGTATTGAACTTGAAAAATTATTGGCCACTGCTACGGCAGAATTTATAATAGTTACTGGTGCGTTAGAAAGAATGCTTCCAGTTACGTTAAGATCTGGGGTTTCGAGTATCGTTAGTGTTCCTGTCTTTAGTTGCTCTTCTACTAGGGATAGGGAGTTAAATCCCGATCCAGAAAGAAGTAAATTAGGAGTTGCAGTAGTGCTTATTGAACTTGATAAAGTTAAGCTTCCGGTTATAGTTAAAGTCTGTCCCGCTACGTTATTCCAGTTTGCAGTACTACTTGATATAAACGATAGGCTTGATATTGTAGAAGTTGCAAAAGTTATAGGTGATGCTGCTGTACTAGTTACGTATACATTTGGCTTAGCTATTGTTCCAAAAGAGCCTGTTATTGATCCTCCTCCAGCTCCTCCTAAGAATATTGTTGAGGGTCTAAACTGACTGTCGTAGTCAATTAATCTTGTTTGAGCTGTACTTCCATTATAGTACAGAGTATTCATACTAGAGGTAAAGTTTAGTACTGCTGGAAGTGGCAGTGAACTTGTCCCTGTATAGTATACGGTATCTGCTATAAGGCTTTTACGTAATGTTCCAAGTACGTATAGTGGTCCAATAGATATGGTATTTGGAGCAGTTATGCTTGCTGCATCATCTAATGTAAGGGTACTACTTGAAAAATTATTAGTTACTGCTACTGAGCTTGATAAAATCGTAACTGCAGCATTACTTATTAGGCTTCCAGATACTTCAATAGCATTTGGAGTATCAATTGTAAGATTGCCAGTTTTTAGCTGTTTATCTACTAATTTTAAAGAAGTAAAACTTGAACCAGATAAAATTAAATTAGGAGTTGCGCTAGAGGTCATTGAACCTGTTAATTCCAACTTTTCAGTTATAGTTACATCTTGTCCTGCTACATTGCTCCAATTTACATTACTACTTGATATAAAAAATAACGAGTTTAATCTAGATGTGGAGAATGATATAGGAGCTCTTCCAGTATTGGTTACATATACGTATGGAACTCTAGTTGAGCCTAATGAAGCTGATATTGTTCCTGATCCGCTACCTGCTAAATAAACTAAACCAGTTTTATGCACACTATCAAACGTAAGAATTCTTTGTGCTGTAGCACTTCCTGTAACGTATATGGCAGTTAATTCAGGAGTAATATTAAAAGCACTAATATCACCACTATTTGTGTATAAGTTACTAATTCCGGTATAAAGTAGATTAGGCGTATTTAGTGTTTTTGTTGCAGTTCCTGATCCGATAGCTAGGTTTCCAAGAGTTATATCTTCTGAAGCAGAGACAGTTCCTTGATTAATAGTAAGCGTATTTGCAACTATATTAGTTGTCGTAAGTCCTAAATCTACACTACCAGAACTAACGGTTAATGCTCCTGCAGTAAACTTAGAACCAGATAAACCAAACGTACCTCCTCCACCTAAAGTAAGTCCACTACTTGAAAAATCATTTTGTACCGCTACAGAACTAGTGTGGACAGTAACTGCTCCACTACTTGTTAGACTACCAGATATTATAATTGCATTAGGAGTATTGATTGTTAGCGAACCTATTTTTAATTCCTTACCTGCTAATTCAATTGAAGTGAAATTAGAACCAGAAAGGATTAAATTAGAAGTTTCTGTAACAGTCATTGAGCTTGTTAAGGTTAGGTTTCCTCCTATAGTCAAAGTTTCTCCTGTTACATTGTCCCAGGTTACTGTAGTTCCATTTGAAAAAATTACAGGTCCAGATGTAGAAGTGGAAAAAGATATAGTAGCTCCTCCAGTATTAGTTACATATACATTTGGTCTTTTAGTTGTTCCAAAACCAGCTGTTATTAAACCTGATCCATTACCTGCTAAGTAGATATTTGGAGCGTTGAAAATGTTATCTAGTGTTAAAGTTCTTGGAAAAGGGGTACTTCCAGTAATGTATATGTTGGTAATTGAAGGTGTTAGGTTTGCTAATGATGCTGAGGTGTATAGTGTACCATTTGTAGGAAAGTATAGGTTAGGAGTAGTTAACTCTTTTACACCAGCTCCGGTTGCTAAGAATGACCCTATTGATAAATTATTTGGAGAGTATACAGTTCCAGCAGTTAGTGAAAGTTGGCCTGCAACTATATTAGTTGTCGTAAGTCCTAAATCTACACTACCAGAACTAACGGTTAATGCTCCTGCAGTAAAGCTAGAACCAGACGGAGTAAACCTACCTCCGCCACCTAAAGTAAGTCCACTACTTGAAAAATCATTCATCACTGTTAGAGAACTAGTGTAGACAGTAACTGCTCCACTACTTGTTAGACTACCAGATATTGTAATTGCATTAGGAGTGTTGATCGTAAGATCGCCAATTTTTAGTTCTTTACTTGCTAGTTCTATAGAATTAAAAGCAGAACTAGAAAGGATTAAATTAGAAGTTTGTGTAACAGTCATTGAACCTGTTAAGGTTAAATTTCCTGCTATCGTTAAATTTTTTCCTGCTGCATTACTCCAATTTGCAGTACTACCTGATATATATGATAGACTTGATATTGTTGAGGTTTCAAAAGATATAGGAGCTTGTCCTGTATTAGTTACGTATACATTTGGTCTTTTGGTTGTTCCTAGATCTGCTGATATTTGTCCTGTTCCATCACCTGCTAAATAAACTAGAGGAGCATTGTGTATAATGGTGAATGTAAGAATTCTTGGACTTGCAGCACTTCCTGTAACGTATATGGCAGTTAGTTGAGGAGTAAAAGAGAAGGTTCCGTCACCATTTACGTATAGGTTACCAATTCCTGTATAAAGTAGATTAGGTGTACTTATTACAGCATTTGCACTATTTCCTCCTTGAGTATATAAATTTCCAAGAGTTATATCTTTCGAAGCAGAGACAGTTCCTACATTATGAGTAAATGTGTTTGTAATTATATTAGTTGTCGTAAGTCCTAAATCTACACTACCAGAAGTAACGGTTAGTGCTCCTACAGTAAAGCTAGAACCAGACGGAGTAAGTTTACCTCCCTTTGTTAGGGTAAGTTGACTACTTGAAAAATTATTCATTACTGTTACAGGACTTTGTATAATATCAACACTAATACTACTTGTTAGGCTACCAGATACTGTAATTCTATTAGGAGTGTCAATGGTTAGTGAGCCTACTTTTAATTCCTTACCTGCTAAGTCAATGGAAGTAAAATTAGAACCAGAAAGAGTTAGATTAGGAGTTGCACTAGAGGTCATTGAACCTGTTAGAGTTAACTTTCCTGCTATAGTTAGATACTCTCCTGCTATATTATACCATTCTACGTTGCTACTTGATACAAAAGATAGACTCGATATTGTTGAGGTTTCAAAAGATATAGGAGCTCTTCCAGTATTAGTTACATATATATCTGGTCTTCTGGTTGTTCCAAAACCAGCTGTTATATTTCCTATTCCATTACCTGCTAAATAGACACTTGGAGCATAGAAGTCATCGTCTAGTATTAATATTCTTAAAGAATTGGTACTTCCAGTAACGTATATGTTACTAATACTTGATGTTACGTTTAAGCCCTGCTGATCGTATAGTTGGTTTGTTCCATGAAAAGATAGATTAGGGATAATTATTTTTTTTGTTGTACTATCGTAGGTGGTGAGATTTCCCATTGCTACGTCTTTTGAAGAAGAAATAGTTCCAGCATACATATCCACAGAGCTTAGACTGCTTGTTGCAAGACTTAAATCTATACTACCAGAATTAACGGTTAATGTTCCTACAGTAAACTTAGAATTTAAAAATGGAGTAAAACTAGATCCTCCACCTAAGGTAAATACACTACTTGAAATATTGTTCTCTACTTTTACAGAACTATTAAAAATGTTTATTGCTACACCACTACTTGTTAGGCTACTGGATATAGTAATTATATTGGGAGTGTTAATGGTTAGTGAGCCTACTTTTAATTCTTTATTTGCTAAATCAATTGAAGTAAAATTAGAACCAGATAAAATTAAATTAGGAGTTGCACTAGAAGTCATTGAACCTGTTAAGGTTAAATTTCCTGCTATGGTTAAATCTTGTACTACTACATTATTCCAGTTTGCAGTACTACCTGATATAAAAGATAGGCCTGATATTGTAGAGGAGTTGAATGATATTTGAGCTTGTCCTGTATTGGTTACGTATACATTTGGTCTTTTAGTTGTTCCAAGATTTGCTGTTATATATCCTGATCCATTGCCTGCTAAGTAGGTATTTGGAGCATTGTGTGTAGTATCAAACGTAAGAATTCTTTGTGCTGTAGCACTTCCTGTAACGTATATGGCAGTTAGTGGAGGAGTGAAGGTAAGGTTACTACCATTATTTGTATACAGTGTATCTATTCCCGTATAAAGTAAGTTGGGTGTGTTTATTACTTTTGTAGTAGCTCCTGTGGCTACAAGATTTCCTATTGTTAAGCCTTTTGAAGAAGATATGATTCCCTCAGTTAGTGTAACAGTTCCAATAGTGTTTATTGTAGGATCTAGGTTTATGCTACCACTAAGAATCTGTAACGCTCCTACATCAAATTTAGAGTTTAGAGATCCACTAAACCTACTTCCTCCACCTAAAGTAAACGTAGAACTTGAAATATCATTTTGTACTTTTACAGAACTACTAAAGATGTTTATTGCTATGCTACTAGTTAAGCTACCAGATATATTAATTATATTAGGAGTGTTAATTGTAAGATCACCAGTTCGCAATTCCTTACCTGCTAAATCAATTGAAGTAAAGCCAGATCCAGAAAGAAGTAAATTAGGAGTTGCACTAGAGGTCATTGAACCTGTTAAGGTTAAATTTCCTGCTATAGTTAGGGTTTGGTTTGCTTGATTATTCCAATTTGCAGTACTACTTGATATAAATGATAGGTTTGCTATTGTGGAATCGTAAAAAGATATAGAGGTTGGTCCTCCTGTGGTAGTTACGTATACATTAGGTTTTCTAGTTGTTCCAAAACTAGCTGCTATTATTCCTGCTCCATTACCTGCTAAGTATATATTTGGAGCGTTGAAGTTATTACTTAGTAGTAGGGTTTTAGTATTTGCTGAGCTTCCTGTAACGTATATATTACCAATACTTGATGTTATGTCTGAGTCCTCCTCATCATATAAGTTACCACTTCCTGTAAAAATTAAATTTGGAGCAGTTATTATTTTTCTAACTCCATCGCCGCTGGAGCGGAGTATTCCTATTGTTAGGTCTTTTGAAGATGAAACACTTCCTTGAGCAATTGCAAGTTCATCAATACTGCTTGTTGCAAGGCTTAGGTCTATGCTACTTGATGTAAGTACGTATAGGGTTTGTGCTGTAAACTTAGAATTTAAAAATGGAGTAAAGCTAGATCCCTTTTGTATAGTAAACCATTTACTTGTAATATCATTTTCTATTTTTACAGAACTAGTATTGTTAATGTATATATCAATACTACTTGTTAGGCTACTAGATATAGTAATTACATTAGGAGTGTTAATGGTTAGTGAGCCTACTTTTAATTCCTTACCTGCTAAATCAATTGAGGTGAAAGCAGAACTAGTAAGAAGTAAGGCGGGAGTCAAACTAGTAGTCATTGAACCTGTTAAGGTTAAATTTCCTGCTATAGTTAAAGTTTTTCCTGCTGCATTATTCCAGTCTACATTGCTACTTGATATAAAAGATAGGCCTGATATTATGGAGGTTTCAAAGGATATAGGAGCTTGTCCTGTATTGGTTACGTATACATTTGGTCTTTTAGTTGTTCCAAGATTTGCTACTATCTCCCCTATTCCATCACCTCCTAAGTAGACCAATGAAGCAGTATGTACAGTATCAAATGTAAGAGTTCTTGCTATTGCGCTACTTCCTGTAACGTATATGGCAGTTAATGGAGGAGTGAAAGTAAAATTAGTACCACTATTTGTATACAGTGTATCTATTCCCGTATAAAGTAAGTTGGGTGTGTTTATAATTTTTGTAGTAGTTCCTGATGCTATGGTTAGATTTACAAGAGTTAGATCTTTTGAAGAAGATATGTTTCCAGCAGTTATTGAAACAGCTCCAATAGTGTTTATTGTAGGATCTAAGTTTATGCTACCAGAAAGTATGTTTAACGCTCCTACATCAAATTTAGAGTTTAGAGATCCACTAAACCTACTTCCTCCACCTAAAGTAAAAGCACTACTTGATATATCATTTTGTACTTTTACAGAACTACTAAAAATATTTATAGCTATACTACTAGTTAAACTACCAGATATATTAATTAAATTAGGAGTGTTAATGGTTAATGAACCTATTGCTAGTTCTTTACCTGCTAAATCAATTGAAGTAAAATTAGAACTAGATAAGAGTAGGCTAGGAGTTGCACTAGAGGTCATTGAACCTGTTAGTGCTAAATTTCCTACTATGGTTAAAGTGTTTCCTACTACATTATTCCAGTTTACGTTACTACTTGATACGAACGATAGACTAGATATTGTTGAATTTACAAAAGTTATAGGAGCTTGTCCAGTATTGGTTACGTATACATTTGGTCTTTTGATTGCTAAAAATGAAGATGTTATTGGTCCTATTCCATCACCTCCTAAGTAGACCAATGAAGCAGTATGTACAGAGTCAAACGTAAGAGTTCTACCAGCTGCAGCGCTTCCTGTAACGTATATAGCAGTTAATAGAGGAATAAAATTAAAATCAGTACTAGTATTTAAGTATAAACTACCAATTCCTGTATAAAGTATGTTAGGTGTATTTATAGTTTTCGTACTGCCAATGGTTGCTGAGAGAGTTCCTATTAACAGGTCTCTTGAAGAAGATATGTTTCCAGCAGTTATTGAAACAGCTCCAATAGTGTTTATTGTTGGATCTAGATTTATACTACCAGAAGTAATTGCTAAAGCCCCTACGTTGAAATTAGTACCCAAAGATCCACTAAACCTACTTCCTCCACCTAAAGTGAATGTACTACTTGATATATCATTTTGTATTTTTATAGAACTACTAAAAATATTTATAGCTATACTGCTAGTTAAACTACCAGATATAGTAATTAAATTAGGAGTGTTAATGGTTAGTGAACCAGTTTGTAATTCTTTACCTACTAGGTCTATTGAAGTAAAATTAGAACCGGAGAGGATTAAATTAGGAGTTGCACTAGAGCTCATTGAGCTTGTTAGAGCTAAGTTTCCTACTATGGTTAGAGTTTGGCTTGCTTGGTTATTCCAATTTGCAGTACTACCTGATACAAATGATAGGCCTGATATTGTAGAAGTGAAGAAAGATATAGGAGCTTGTCCTGTATTAGTTACGTATACGTTTGGCTTAGAACCTGATCCAAGACCTGCTTTTATGTACCCTGTTCCATTGCCTGCTAAATAGACCAAAGAAGCAGTAAGTATGTTGTCAAACGTAAGAATTCTGTCACTTGCGGCACTTCCTGTAACGTATATAGCGGTTAATGGAGGAGTGAAAGTAAAATTAGTACCACTATTTGTATAAAGTGTACCTATTCCTGTAAAGAGTAGGTTAGGTGTGTTTATAATTTTTGCACCACTTCCGGTTGTTAGAAGTGTTGCTATGGTTAGATCTTTTGAAGAAGATATGTTTCCAGCAGCTAGTGTAACGTCTCCAATAGTGTTTATTGTAGGATCTAAGTTTATGCTACCAGAAGTAATAGCCAATGCTCCTACGTTGAACTTAGTGTCCAAAGATCCACTAAACCTACTTCCTCCACCTAAAGTAAATGTACTACTTGATATATTGTTCTCTATTTTTACAGAACTAGTAAAAATATTTATAGCTATACTACTAGTTAAGCTACCAGATATTGTAATTAAATTAGGAGTGTTAATAGTTAGTGAACCAGTTTTTAACTCCTTATTTGTTAAATTAATGGAAGTAAAATTAGAACCAGATAGGATTAAGTTAGGAGTTGCACTAGAGGTCATTGAACCTGTTAAGGTTAAATTTCCTGCTATAGTTAAAGTTCTTCCTGCTGTATTATCCCACTTTGCAGTACTGCCTGAGGTAAAAGATAGGCTTGATATTATGGAGGTTTCAAAGGATATAGGAGCTTGTCCTGTATTAGTTACGTATACGTTTGGTTTAGAGCCTGATCCGAGATCTGCTATTATTATTCCTAATCCATTACCTGCTAAATAGACTAGAGAGGCAGTATGCATAGGGTCAAACGAAAGAGTTCTTGTTGATGTAGTGCTCCCTGTAACATATATAGCGGTTAATGGAGGAGTAAACTTAAGATTGGTACTATTAGTAATGTTTGAGTACAAACTACCAATTCCTGTATAAAGTATGTTAGGTGTGTTTATGGTTTTTATACTACTTCCACTTACTATTAAATTTCCTATTGTTAGATCTTTTGAAGAGGATATGGCTCCAGTAGTTAGTGTAACAGTTCCAATAGTGTTTATTGAAGGATCTAGGTTTATGCTACCACTAGAAATAGTTAATGCTACTACATTAAACTTAGAATTTAAAAATGGAGTAAAGCTGGATCCTCCACCTAAGGTAAATGTAGAACTTGATATATCATTGTTTATTGCTACAGAGCTACTAAAAATATTTATAGCTATACTGCTAGTTAAACTACCAGATATAGTAATTAAATTAGGAGTGTTAATGGTTAGTGAACCAGTTTTTAACTCCTTACCTGCTAAGTCAATTGAAGTGAAATTAGAACCGGAAAGGATTAAATTAGGAGTTGCACTAGAAGTCATTGAACCTGTTAGGGTTAAGCTTCCGGTTATAGTCAAATTCTGGCTTATTAGATTGTCCCAGTTTACATTGCTGCCTGATATAAAGGATAGGCTTGCTATTGTAGAGGTTGCAAAAGATATAGGAGCTTGTCCAGTATTGGTTACGTATACATTTGGTCTTTTGGTTGTTCCTAGATCTGCTGATATTTTTCCTACTCCACTACCTCCTAAGTAGACCAGTGAAGCAGTGTGTATAGTATCAAATGTAAGAATTCTCTCACTTGCAGCACTTCCTGTAACATATATAGCAGTTAATGGAGGAATAAAACTAAGATTAGTACCATTATTTGTATATAGACTACCAGTTCCTGTATAGAGTAGGTTGGGTGTATTAATAGTTTTTCTAGTAGTTCCTGATGCTATGGTTAGATTTCCTATTGTTAAATCTTTTGAGGAAGATATAGTTCCAGCTGTTAGTGATACAGCTCCAATACTACTTGTTGCAAGACTTAGGTTTATACTACCAGAAAGTACATTTAATGCTCCTATATTAAACCTACTATTTAAGGATGCAGTAAAAATACTTCCTCCACCTAAGGTGAAGGTACTACTTGAAATACTACTGCTTACTACTACAGAGCTGCTAAAAATATTAATAGGGATATTACCTAGTAAACTACCAGATATTGTAATTGCATTAGGAGTATTAATTGTTAGCGAACCTATTTTTAATTCCCTACCTGCTAATTCAATTGAAGTAAAATTAGAACCAGAAAGAAGTAAATTAGGAGTTGCAGTAGTGTTTATTGAACTTGATAAAGTTAAGCTTCCGGTTATAGTTAAAGTCTGTCCCGGTACGTTATTCCAGTTTGCAGTACTACTTGATATAAACGATAGGCTTGATATTGTAGAAGTGTTGAATGATATGTGAGCTGCTCCTATATTGGTTACATATACGTTTGGCTTAGAACCTGATCCAAGATTTGCTGTTATCACCCCTGGGCCAGTGCCTCCTAGATAAACTAAAGAAGCAGTATGGACGGAGTCAAATGAAAGAGTTCTTGCTATTGCGCTACTTCCTGTAACGTATATGGCAGTTAATGGAGGAGTGAAGCTAAGAAGTGTTCCTGATGTATATAAACTACCAGTTCCTGTATAAAGTAAGCTAGGTGTGTTTATAGTTTTTCTAGTAGTTCCTGATGCTATGGTTAAATTTCCAAGAGTTAGATCTTTTGAAGAAGAAACATTTCCAGCAGTTATTGAAATGTTTCCAATACTACTTGTTGCAAGACTTAGGTTTATACTACCAGAAGTAATGGCCAATGTTCTTACAGTAAACTTAGGACCAGATGGAGTAAGCCTAGCTCCTCCACCTAAAGTAATTGTGCTACTTGAAATCTCGTTGTTTAGCTCTAAAGAACTGCTAAAAATGTTTATTGCTATACTACTTGTTAAACTACCAGTTATGCTAATTGCATTAGTAGTGTTGATAGTTAAAAAACCAGTTCGTAACTCCTTACCTGCTAAATCAATGGAAGTAAAATTAGAACCAGAAAGAATTAAATTAGGAGTTATGCTAGAGGTCATTGAACCTGTTAAGGTTAAATTTCCTGCTATGGTTAGGGTTTGGTTTGCTTGAGTATTATTCCAGTTTACATTAGTTCCAGATACAAAAGCTAATGGACCGCTTGTAGAGGTTCTAAAAAGTATTGGAGCTTGTCCAGTATTGGTTACGTACACATTTGGCCTAATAGTTGTTCCAAATGAAGCTGTTATTGGTCCTGATCCAATACCTCCTAAATATATATTTGGAGCATTGAAAAAGTTATCTAATATTAGTTGTTTAGCAGCAGAGGTGCTTCCAGTAACGTATATACCACTAGCTGTAGTTGTTAAGTTTGTTGCACCACCAGCACCATATAGTGTACTACTTCCACTAAGATATATATTGGGAGCAATTATTTTTTTTGGATCTGTTCCCAGTGTATTTATATATGCTGTTACTATATCTTGTGAAGAGGATATAGTTCCAGCTGTTAGTGTAATAGCTCTAATGGTGTTTATTGAGGGACTTAGGTCTATAGTACCAGAAACGACATAAAGCTCTACATTAAAAGTAGAACCTGCAAATGGAGTAAAGCTACTTCCTCCACCTAAGGTAAATCCTTGAGCGTAAATATTATTTCTCCAATCTACAGAACTACTAAAGATATTTATGTTTATAAGATTTGCAAGACTACTTGATATGGTAATTTTATTAGGAGTATTGATTGTAAGATCACCAGTATTCAAAGACTTACCTGCTAAGTCAATGGAAGTGCAAGTAGAGCCTGAAAGTATTAAATTAGGAGAGTATTGTAGGTCTATTGAACTTGTTAGAGTTAAATTTCCTGCTATAGTTAAAGTCTGTCCTGTTACATTGGTCCAATTTGCAGTACTTCCAGTTGAAAAAACCACGTCCCCAGATGTAGATGTTCCAAAGGTAATTCTTGCACCATTTTTATTAGTTACAAATACATTTGGCTTTCTAGTTGTTCCAAATGAAGCTGTTATTTGTCCTGATCCATTACCTCCTAAATATATATTTGTAGCGTTAAAGAGATTGTCTAATAGTAGATTTTTAGCAGCAGAGGTGCTTTCGGTAACGTGTATGTTGGTAATTGTGGATGTTAGACTTGCTAATGATGATGAGGTATATAATGCACCACTTCCGGTAAAATATAAGTTAGGAGTTATTATTGTTTTAGGAAGATTTCCATTTGCTAAGAATGTTCTTATTATTAGTTCTTTTGAAGAAGATATAGTTCCGGCTGTTAGTGAAACAGCCCCAATACTACTTGTTGTGAGGCTTAGGTTTATGCTACCAGAAGTGATATTTAAAGTTCCTACAGTAAACTTAGTATATAAGGATGGAGTAAGATTGCTTCCTCCACCCAAAGTAAGTGTGCTACTTGAAATATCATTGTTTGCTATTACAGAACTAGTAAAAAGATTTATAGCTATACTACTTGTTAGTGCATTATTTATAGTAATTGCATTAGTAGTATTAATTGTTAATGAACCTGTTCGTAACTCCTTACCTGCTAAATCAATGGAAGTAAAATTAGAACTAGAAAGAATTAAATCAGGAGTTGCACTAGAGGTCATTGTACCTACTAGAGTTAGATTTCCTGCTATAGTTACAGCTTGGCTTGCTACATTATTCCAGTTTACATTAGTTCCAGGTTGAAAAGTTAAAGGACCTAGTGTGGAATTTGTAAAAGTTATAGGAGCTTGTCCTGTGTTAGTTATAAGTACCGCTGGTCTTTTGGTTGTTCCAAGAGAAGCTGTTATTGGTCCTGTTCCAATACCTGCTAAAGATGCTGTTGATGCATTAAATTGTGCATCAAAGGTAAGCGTCTTACTAGCGGCAGTACTTCCGGTAACATATACGTTGCCAATAGAGGATACTAGTTGTGTTCCGCCTACTGTAGATAAAGATCCTACTCCTGTTAATACTAAACTTGAACCAGAAATACTTTTAGCAGTTGCTGTAGAAGTTGATATTGTACCAAACTCAGCACCAGCTTCTATTGATATATTTCCTGCTACAAGTGATACGTTGGTTGTTGGTTGGGTTCTAAAATAGTCTTTAAATGATGCTGTATTGTCGGTAAAACTAGTATTAAAAATAACTGATCCAGAAAATGCTTTTCCGTTGCAGAATATCCAACCACTTCCGGATGCGCCAAGTGTAGTTGTTCCTGTATAACTTTGAGTCATTGAGGCTCCCCAAGAAAATAATGGGGTTTCTACTGCTGCTCTAGATGCAGAAGCTATAACAAATAATGTTGCTGCTGAGCTTCCACTTAGTGAGCCTTGAAAATAAGTAGCGTCTAAACTGCTACAGGAGACAGCACTATTTATTGCTATTGTACCTAATCCAGAGTTTGCATCAAGAATAACGTCGTCGGAAGATGTAGGTTGAGTTGTTGGGTCTCCTGTCCCTCCAGATCCTAAAAACCAGTTTGCTGATGATGTCCAGTTTGTAACTGTACCTAAATCTGCTGATCCTGACCAATACTTAATAGGCATATTTTATTTAAAGAATATGTTTATTATTAAATCATTTGCTGCAACACCTGTTGTTGTAGGATCATCAAGAGTGGTTGTAGTAGCTATACAAATCCCTGTTGGAAAGTCTATACCTGCTGGGAAAGGACAGTTAGCTGCTGATAGTGCTGGGATAGGAATAGTTAAATAAGGAGATGTAAAAGTGGTAGGTGGTGATGTTACATTAAAAAAACGTACAACTCTTGCAGATCCGTTTGAATTGTATATGTACCAACCTGTTACTTTTCCTGGACTATTCTTTATTAATGTGCTATTATTACCAGAAACTGCTACAATATTTTTAACTGTTGCTCCTCCAGTTGCTGCTTCTGCTATGGAAAAGGATGATGTGACGTTTGAAGCGAGTACAACTGGTGCTGAATTGGCTGCTGTTGTTTGTCCGTTTGGATTGACTGGATTATATGCCATATTGTTTTATTTTTATATTATGAACCAGTTTGATGCTGATGGTATAAGCGTTACTGATGTAAACTGAACTGGAAGTACTACTGGAATTGTACTACTTCCTTCTATAGCTTGTCCTGCTGATCCAGATTTTATTGTTACTGTGTTTGTCCCTGTATTTTTTACAGTATAAATACTTGTATTACTTGTTGCTGTTGGAAGAGTTAGTGTAGTTGTTCCAGTTACTAAGTAAATGTAGGTAGTACCTGCAGTTGCATCAGTTATTGTGGTTGTTCCAGTAACTGAGGTAATGTCTGGTGCAGAGCTACCTCCACCTCCTACTAACTGCCAACTTCCCGCAACTGTATTAGCTGCAGCATTTGTTAGTACGTAAAGCTCATTTGTATCTTTTTGGTATACAACTAACCCTTCGTATACATTTGCAGCAGAAAAAGCAAGACGTGCTGTTTGATTAGCAACTGTAAGCCTTGAATCAATTGGATCGACGTTAGTAATGTTAAACCCACTAGGTAATATAATTGCCATCTCTTATCCTATGTTAATGTGTATGTAATGATTGTACCTGTACCACCTGCTTGTAGCGAAGTTGATCTATATACTTTATATTGACCTACTATTGTTAGTGCAAATGAACCAAATACACCAAATCCACCCGTTGATATGTTTGTTAAATCTGCAAGTGAACTATTGAATGCTATATAATGGTACTTGTCCCCAGTCCAAGTTATTGTTAATGTTTGTCCACTCGCTGTTGTTGTTCCCTTCGATACAGTTCCAACTGTACCACCTAGAGTAGTATCCCATGTGGCTAAATTTTCTAACTGTGTAGATGTAAATGATGTTGTAGCTGTTGCACCATATCTTAAACTTCTAATCTTTGTGTATGTGAATGAGTTTGTAGATGTTATTGTCAATGCTGGACTATTGTTAGCTCCCAGCGCTCCTGATGAAGAATAGTTAGATGTTGCAGTGGCAGTTATTGAAGCTGATCCAGTTGCAGATCCTGTTACAAATATTGGTGAGGTTGCGTTTGTTGAAGTAAAAACATGAACCCAATCATTTGCTGCTCCAGAAGCTGATGTGAATGTAATACTACCGGTTGCACCTTGTTCTATTTGGTTTGATGCTGCTGCAAGCTGTACGTTAGCTGTTGGAGTTATTGTTGGGCTTCCAGGACTTGCTTTAGCTAGAGTTCCTGCTAAAGTGGCTGAAAGTTTTGATAGTGTTTGATCTAATGGACTAGAAGATGTTACTGCTAGGAGATATGTATGTGAACCACTTGTTGTTGTAGTGTAAGCTAGTGTGGTACCTGTTCCTGTATTTGCTACTAGAATATTATCTTCATATAATGATGCACTAATTAAAGTGTACCCATTTACGTTTAAAGTGTTAGTAATAGTGTAGTCATCTAAAACTTTATTAAACCTATCTGTTAAAAAAGTGTCGTTAAAACTAGGAGAAGGTGTAGTTGGGGCGGTTGGTGTCCCAAATATAAATTTTAGTTTGCCGTCAGTAAATGTTACAGCTACATCTGCGCTATAATCTGCTACTTCAATTTGAGATAGAGATTGATTGCTGTTAGTTACGTATAGTATATTTGATAGTGTAGCAGTTGATGCGTTTCCTAGTAACGAACCTGTTATGCCTGCAGTAACAGTTAAAGATCCTGTTACTACGGAGTTATTTTGTGCGATAAGCCCATTACGAGCTATAAATTCGTTTGCCATAATTTCTTAGTTTTCCCTATCCAACTAATTTATAATAAATATGAACTTTATATGAAAGTTGCTAGTGTTTTTATTTTCCAACCTGATGTTGCACAAGTAGCGTCTATCTTTATTTGACTCGATACTATTGCTGAGGTGATTACTACGTCTGCTGTATTCCCAATATCTGTTGTTGAGTTATCGTAGTATGTGGCTGTTGTTCCATTCCAAACTGTTACAAATTCTCCTGCTCTAGCATTTGTTCCTTTACTTAAAGTGTACTTTACAAAAGCAGAAGTGTAAGATCCTGTTGCTTTGTTGTATAGGTTTTCAACTTCTAAAATGGAGCTTGCTACTAAGCTAATTTGTTGTAAAGAGTCAGTTCCTGTAGTTCCTATTTGTACAGTATCTGTTACTAGTAAAGAACCTGTTATTTGAGCATTTCCTGTGTGTGGGAAAGTTGAGCCTCCTCCACCTGCTATTGTAACTGTTACATCGTTACCTATAACAGAAGCTGATACCCCATTACCTGCAAAATTTAAACTAGATAAGGTTGTTGTTAAATTCGTTTCTTCGTCTTTTACTGTAATAGCACTTCCTCCACCTCCACCTCCCATAACGTATGAAGCTGTTAACGCATAAGAAGCAGTCCCTGCAAATTGAGAGGTCTTTGAGCTTGTATATTGATTAAACGAAGAAGTAGTTACAAGTGAACCTGTGTTGATAGTTGTACCTCCAGGTATATAAACTGTAATTGTATTAACCTCACTAGTAACATTAACTCCAGAACCTGAAAAGATTAAGCTACGGAGTGATGGTGTTAAGAGGGTGGTATCTTCGTCTGTGACCGATATAGGACTTCCTCCACTTACTGCATATTGTGCACGATCGGCTACTAAGGCAAAGGAGGCAGTTAGTGCAGGATTGTTACTTGTAAATATAGATCCTGTTACATAGGATGCTGTGCCAAATAAAGATCCTGTTATTGATCCGCTTACCTTTAAAGATCCAGTTATTTGTTGTGAACCAGAAACAGTAAATATGCCATTTGTTGTTACATTCCCATTAACAGTTCCTCCTACTAAAGGAAGATATGAAGGAGCGTATGAGGCTGTTAATGCATAAGATGAACTTAGTGCAAGATTGTTACTTGTAAATACTGATCCTGTTACGTAAGAGGCTGTTGTGCTATTGAAAGCGTAAGAAGCTGATAGTGCGTAAGATGAGCTTAGTCCAGGATTGGCACTTGTAAATATTGAACCTGTTACGTAAGAGGCTGTTATACTACTAAAAGCTTGTGATGAGCTAATACTATACGATGCACTAGTAGCATACGAACTTGATACTGCCTGTAGGACGTAAGAAGCAGTTTGTGCATTTTGAGCGTAAGAAGATGTTGCAACAGACATTGAACTAGTTTGACTAGTTAAAACGTAAGGAGCTAACATTGAACCTGTTACGGAGGTTAAAGTATAGTCAGGTGCATGAGAAGCTGTTTGTGCGTAAGAAGCGCTTGTACTATTTTGAGAATACGAACTTGAGATAGCTTGTGAACTTGAAATAGCATATGAAGCGGTTCCAAATAAAGAACCTGTATGAGTTCCTACAAAAGAACCAGTAAAGCTTCCTGTGCTATAACTGCTTGTAAAAGAGTTAAATGAAGATGTTGTTACAAATGAACTTGTATTTATACTACCTCCGCCGTTCAGGGCGAAAGATGCTGTTAATGCATAAGAAGCTGTACCTGCAAATTGAGATGTATTTGAACTTGTATATTGGTTGAATGATGATGTTGTTAATAATGAACCAGTATCTACAGTACCTCCACTCCCAGCATTTAGGGCGTAAGAAGCTGTTAGTGCGTAAGAAGCGCTTGTACTATTATTTGAATAAGAGGATGTTGTTGAATATGAGGCTGTCCCTGTTAAGGTACCTGTAAATGAACCTGTAAAACTTCCCGTATTGTAGCTACTTGTAAAAGCATTAAATGAAGAAGTGGTAGTAAATGAGCTTGTTTGTGAAGCTACTACAAAGCTTGATGTAGCAGAATTTAGTACATAGCTAGGAGCATAGGAAGCTGTTAGTGCATAAGAAGCGCTTAGAGCAGGGTTAGCACTTGTAAATGTAGATCCTGTTACATATGATGAAGTTCCAAATAAAGAACCTGTTATTCCTTGATTTACTTTTAAAGATCCACTTATTTCTAAAGAACCGGTCATGTTGTGTTGACCGTTAGCGTTTAGTTCAAATTTTCTATTTGTATCTGTACTAATCCCTCCTACGAAAAATTGAAGAGGGTAGTTTGATACATTTCCTATATGGAGATGTCTTCCTGTAGAATATAGGTAAGCATCATTTACTCCACCAATATCTCCAGAAAAGTTTTCACTATTAATACCCATGTCAATGTAGTTGATAGTTTCATTCCCATTGTTAGCTGTTGCTACAACGTCAGAAGAAGCTGCCGTTCCTTGATTGGTATTGTGTATGTTTAGTTGTAAGTAGTTGTTTAAGTTACCTTTTCCTGATATTACATTTATGGAAGTTGGATGTGGTTGCCAAACATAAAGTGCTTCAGGATTTGCTGATGTATTGTTATCTTGATTAATAATAATACTATATGATCCTGATTGGTATATTGAACTCGTTGCAAGAGTTGTATCTGTTATAAAGTAAGGAAGGTAAGTTGCTTTACCTCCTAAAATATTCGAAGCTGTAGCTGCATTTTGCGTATAAGAACTTGATAGGGCATAGGAGGCGCTAACTGTATTCGAGCTTGCTAGTGCATAAGAAGCGCTTAGCACACTCATTGAGCTTGTGCTATTTGTTAGCACGTAAGGAGCTAATAATGAACCTGTTGTAGAAGCTAAAACGTAGTCAGGAGCATAGGAGGCTGTAGATGAGTATGAGGAGCTATTACTATAAGAAGCACTCAACACGCTCATTGAGCTTGTTGAAGAGTTTAAAGTGTAATTAGGTGCATACTGTGCATAAGATGCTGTTCCTAGTAGGGAGCCTGTAAAAGAAGATGCAGTTACTGAACCAGATACTTGTAACGTATCTCCTACCTGTCTTATTATACTACTTGTTAATGCAGTGCTGCCACTCCATAGTGGAATGAGTCCATTTGTACCTCCTGATACAAAAGCTCCATCTATTATTACAGTAACCTCTGTACCGTTAGCAACTGCTGTTACTCCACTACCTGAAAAGTTTAGAGTTTGTAGTAGGGGTGCTATACTATTTCCTTCGTCTTTAACCGCTACAACATTCTCTCCAGAAAATCCTTGTGGACCTCTAGGTCCTGCTGTAATTACCTCTACAACATTAGGTGTTGCTGATTGAAGAACTTCTACGGTGTTGGGTAAGCTGTCTTGAAGTACTTCTACATTATACGAAGTTGATAATTTAAAAACCTCTACAACATTAGGTAGATTGTCTTGAATTACCTCCACAGTATATGGTGTAGAGGAATTTACTACCTCTACAATATTGGGTAGACCGTCCTGAACTACCTCTACTACGGCTACTCCGTCTGGTAGTACATTTACTATCATACTCCTCGAGTTACTTCTTTATCTAATGTTACTGTTCCTTCTAATAATCTTATTACAAGGCTTCCTGAGTATAGTTCTAAATCGTATTTTGCTTTTGCGAAGTTAAAGGCAGATGAGGATTCTGCTAAAATATAAATACCTACTGATCCACTTGTTGGTGGTTTTAGTCCTCTTGTAGCACTTCCACTAAAATTTAATCCAGTTCCATCTGGTGTTAGGGAACTTGATAAGGTTATGTAGGTTGTTGGTTGATTATCTGCATAGGTAGAACGTATCTGCATTCTACCAGAGTATCCAGTTAGGTTTATAGGTACTAAATTTGAATCCTTATATTGTATTTCAAAATCTACTGTGGTTCCTTGTTCTATTGTAAAATTATGTATCCCTGCAGCCATTTGTATAGTTTATCTATAAATAGTTGTTTTTTATCAATCTCTAAACTCCTGGTATACTTTTAAGATAGGTGATACAATTTCGTGTCTATGGTTTTGTTTTAGTTCAACTACTCTAAATCCTTTTACTTGCTCTTCGATTCTAGATAGGAATGAAAATCCAGTTTCTTTTTTTATTTTTAAATCTATTTGAGCCATATCTCCACAAATAGTCATTTTGGAATTCTTACCCAATCTACCTATTACAGTTTCCATTTGATCGTGAGTTACGTTTTGTGCCTCATCCACTATTACAAATGAATTAAGAAAGGTCCTACCTCTCATAAATGCAAATGGTACAATTTCAATATTACCATTCTCTAATTCCTTATCTACTTTATCTTTACTATAAAGAGCATATAAGTTGTGATAAATTGGTGCTAACCAAGGATCCATCTTTTCTTTAATATCTCCTGGTAGAAACCCTATTTCTTCCTTAGATACGGTAGGTCTTGTTATAACAATCTTTTCTACTTCTTTATTAAATAATAAATCTAAAGCTGCTTGTACTGCTACAAGAGTTTTTCCTGACCCTGCCATCCCTTTTAAGACGGTTACTGGGTTTTCTAAAATAATTGCTTTGGCTTGTTTTTGTTCTTCGTTAAGAACTAAGTTGAATTTAATAGGCTGTTTTGGTTTTCTCTTTTGAGTATAAACCTCATCTGTGTGGTGGTTACTTGCCATGAATATAAACTTTTATTGTTTCCTATAAATATAGGGAATTATTTGTTTACTTCCATCCCTTAGTTATATTTTCTTCCCATGGTAGCATTTGTAGATTGCTGATGTGTCCGATTTGTTCTGGAGGTGTGTTTTCTATAAACCCTTTTTTTATACTTATGATATGGTCAAGAGTATATGCTCCTGTTTGTCCATTAACTCCCCTTTTGTTAAAGTTTTCTAGTTGCTGAATTGGTTGTTGGTTTGTTATTCTCCATACGTCAATCTTATATCCTTTCCAAGCTGGTAGACTATCTTTGTATTGTTGGTAGGTTTGGTAACCGTTTCTTCTTGCTATTTGAAGCATTCTTGTTTCAAAGTTGTGCCATCCTATATTTTTCCAAACTTCAGAACCTTTATTGACTTTGTAACTATTTCTTGATCCCAAAGGCCTTCCTGTAGGAGTCTTTAAACTATTGTCTCGTCCTTCTTTGCTTGCACAGGGTTGACATTTTAGCTTGTTTCCTTTACCTATCTTTGTTTTTGCATTACGCCAGCTTCCTATATTAGTATACTGTATTGTGACTTCACACTTTGTACATGTATGCGTTTCTTTTATAAACTCTTTCATAATACCTTTTTTATATAAATAGGGAACTATTACCAAAAGCCTATAAAAAAAGAGAGCCGAAGCTCTCTTTATTTTTTCAATCAGTTTTTGACTATACTGTTGTAAGATCACTAACAAAGATTTTTCCGTAAAACTCGGGTCTGATCATTTTCTTAGCATATCTCGTCATTATCCCTTTACGAGGAGTAAATGTGGTTGGATCGTATACAAGTGGAGTCATGATTAATGGAATGTATGGAGCATAAACTGCACCAGTTTCCAAGAATTGAGATCCTCTGTATCCTAACAATACAACGTTTTCAGTCATGTAAGGGTTTTTGTAAACTTTAAAACGAGAGTTTAAGTTACCTACTTTTTGAACACCCATTGCAAAATCCATTTTGTCACCGTTTGTATCTGAAGCATCTCAAACAGGTAACGGTACAATTGGAACACAAAACGGTAACACAGGTGGTGCTGAGCAATGGGCAGGTGTAGCTTTACCATTAGTACGTAAAGTATTCGCTCAAATCGCAGCTAAAGATTTCGTATCTGTACAACCAATGAACTTACCATCAGGTCTTGTATTTTACTTAGACTTTAAATATGGTACAGGAACAGCAGGATTCAGCAATGGAGAAAACATGTACGGTAACGTTTCTACAGCTAATACAAAAATTGGAGTAGATAGCGAAGCATCAGGAGGTTTATACGGTGCAGGTAGATTTGGTTATTCATTAAATGACTTTACAGCTTCTGTAGGATTAATTGCTTCAGGTTCTGCTACATCGCAATCTATCGCTTACCAAGATGGTGTACTTCCATCTGCTTACAGAACATTTACAATTCCAGCAACTTCTATCTCAGGATCAGATTTAAAAGCTGTTAGAGCATTCAGACTACTATCTGCTTCAGTAGATATTACATCTAACCCAGAATTAACTACAACAGATGGTACCAACGTAACATTCGTAGTAGCAACTTCAGCCTATACTAGTCCTACTCCATCAGGTGCTATTACTGCTACAGTAATATATACTGCTCAACCAACTGACAACACAAGAGGTGATTTCGAAGATGGTGCTACAAAAACAACAGCGCCAACTGCAATCACTATTCCAGAGATTAACGTAACATTAGCTTCTGAAGCAATTGTTGCTAAAACAAGAAAATTAAAAGCACAATGGACTCCAGAGTTCGCACAAGATCTTAACGCTTACCACTCAATCGATGCTGAAGCATCTCAAACAGGTAACGGTACAATTGGAACACAAAACGGTAACACAGGTGGTGCTGA